AAATATAAGCTGTCTTTAGAAGAACTTATACAAGATAAAGATAGTCTGTGGGAAATTATACCCGAAAATCTTACAGATATGGAATACGACATTATTCAACTACGTATTAAAAAACACACCTTTAAAGAAATTGGGGAAATGATGGGTGGATTATCATACCAGTGGATTCATAAGGTTTATATTAGAGCACTTTCAAAAATAGTAGAGGCACATGCTGAATAGAAAAAAACGAATCCTGTGGGTGAACGAAGGAAGTTTTCTAAGCACAGGATATGCTACCTACGGCAAAGAAGTGATAGGTAGACTTGTTAAAACTGGCAAATATGATATTGCTGAACTCTCTTCCTTTACTACTATTAATGACCCCCGCAATAATGATGTGCCATGGGTGGTCTATCCTAATAATGTAGATAAAGAAGACCCCAGGTTTGCTGATTCTCAACAGAGGAAAAACACTTTTGGCGAATGGAGGTTCGAGCGGGTACTATTAGACTTTAAACCAGATGTGGTTATAGATATTCGTGACCCCTGGATGTGCGGCTACCAATTCTATTCGCCGTACCGCCCCTTCTTTCACCACTGTATAATGCCCACAGTAGATTCCTCTCCACAACGACAAGAGTGGATAGAAAGCTTTATGTCGGCAGATAATGTATTTACATACTCTGATTGGGGTCTCAAGGTACTAGATAAGCAGAGTCGTGGCAACATGAAGCTTAACCAATCGGCCTATCCCGGAGTAGACCTACAAGTATTCTGTCCACCGACCAACAAGGCTGCCCACAAACAGTCTATGGGGCTAGAAGAAGACTCCATTATTATAGGTACAGTAATGCGCAATCAAAAGCGCAAGTTGTATCCAGACCTATTGGCCGTTTTCAAAAAGCTGCTGGAAAGTTTACCAGAAGACATTGCCAAAAAAACATATCTATATATACACACAGGATATCCAGACCTAGGATGGAATCTACCCGAACTTATTAAAGAGTCTGGTATTGGCAATAAAGTCCTGTTCACATACATCTGTGGAGAGACTAACAAGCCATTTATTGGACCAATGCAGGATGCCCGCACATATTCTCCATATTCCCACAATGCCTCTGGCGTTTTACCAAGTGTGAATAGGGGGGTATCGCCCGAACAACTGGCAGACATTTATAAGTGTTTTGACTTGTATATCCAATATGCTATTTGCGAAGGGTTCGGTATGCCCCAAGTAGAAGCGGCTGCCTGTGGAGTACCTGTGGCATCTGTGGACTATAGTGCCATGGTTGATGTTCTTAATAGAACTAATGGAATTAGGTTGAAGGTTCAAAAGTTATTTAAAGAACTAGAGACCAATGCTAATCGTGCCATGCCCGATAACGACTATTGTTGTTCGGCTTTAGGGAAGTATATTCGGTCTTCACAAGAGCATAAGGATAAAAAAAGCAAACAGGCTAGAGCAGCAACCGAAAAGTATTTCAACTGGGATAGAACGGCAGGTATTTGGGAAGAGTATCTAGACAAGATTGTATTGACAGGATTACAAGGACAATGGCATGCTCCGTATAGACACCATGTAATTCCTGAACTTACTCAAGAGATTGCAACTAAACCTGTGCAGGAATATGTGGAGTGGTTATTTGTACACGTTCTTAATCAACCCGAACGCGCTCATAGCCTTGCCGCCCTAGAAATGATACAGTGGTTAAACTATGGTGGGCAACCACAGGGAGACCAAAATAATCCTATGCAGGGACTCAAACCCTTTACTAGAGAAGATGCCTATAATGTCATGAGTGCAGGGGCTAAAAACTTTATTACGTGTGAAGAATGTAGAACCGGAAAAAGAGAAACCCCAATGCAAGACTTTGTAGAATATGCACACCATAAGAAGAAGTTACTAGAACAAAATGAACAGCATTGCTAGTCCAATATATCAAGAGATAGAAGACAAGCTTTTTAATATATGTTATTATCAATATATGGAAATAACTGCTATCTATTGCGATATGTCTGATACTTTTATGACCAGATTATTTAATACTCTACAAGGAACCAATGTCTAACGTATTATTTATAGGCCCCTACAGACAAAACGATGGGTGGGGGCAAGGTGCCAAAGGATACATTAAAGCACTTCAACATACTAGTGCTAACGTGGCAATTCGCCCTATATACATGGCAGGGACAGGCTTTACTAAAGAGCTACCCGATGATATTATAGAGCTTGAGCAAAAACAGTTTGATGGACCCCCAAATATAATCATTCAGAATGTTTTGCCCACTCTACTCTCTTATCAGCCAGATGCATATAACATAGGTCTATTTTACATAGAAACCCAAGGTATTAAACATACTGGGTGGATATATAGAATGAATCTCATGGATGAGATATGGGTAGCAAGCAATCATGAAAAACAAGTTCTAGAAGAAGAGGGTGTTACAGTTAAGATATCTGTAGTTCCCATGTGTATAGATATAGAACATCTACAAAGACAAGTTAAACCATTGTCTATTCCTGGATGTGATACAGACTATACCTTCTATTTTATTGGAGAGCATACTAATCGCAAAAATATGCTTGGTCTTTTGTCTGCTTTCCACCAAGAATTTGATAAGCATGAGCCGGTTAGACTGGTAATTAAATGTAATAAAATGGGTATGCATCCAGATGTTTTGCAGGAAAACGTTTCAACCTGCATTAAGCAACTAAAGCAACAAATGAGACTATATCCAAATCTACAAAATTATCATAACGAAATTCTAGTTACAGGCCATCTATCTGAAGATGAAATGTTGGGTTTACATCGCGCTTGTGACTGTCTAGTAGTACCATCTTGTGGAGAGTCATTAAATAGACCCGCTATGGAGGCTATGTGTGTTGGTAATGACCTTGTAGTTAATGGTCAAACTGGCATGAAAGATACCGTTGGCATTTGGGGGTTGAAAGCCCGTTCTAATAAAGTGCCAATCATTATACCAGATGCTCCTATGCCCACTATCTATACAGGTAGAGAAACATGGCAGGAAGTGGATATTCTTAATCTTCGGTGTTGTTTACGAGCGTCTTACGAGAGTAGAAATAAACTGAAACCTTCTGGTAGAGAAGAGTATATGAAACGATTTTCTTACGAGCAAGTTGGAAATGTAATGGAAGACCTGATTATCAATGCAGCAAATTAGAAACCTTACAAATAAAGCAATTAAGAAACCTGTGGACGAACCTCTAAACATACTCACATGTTTTTATGATGGTGTGTTTGATGTGGAATTGGCTAAAACCGGCCACAACTTTTATGGGGCCATTAATGATTCTTCTAATGAGTGGTGTCCTATAGACGACATTCCCTCTAATATGTTTTTTCTGCCGGGAACACAGCATTTTCAACACTATGATTTTATACTCTGTAATAATCGTATAGAAAAGTGGGATTTGGCTACTAGACTACAAAACTATATGCAGTTGCCGATTGTCACTATAGACCATTATGGTAATCCACCCAATGTGCCCGATATTAAAGTTCAGCAAATAAAAGACCGTACCAAAAGCGTAATGAGTTTTGCCACTAATAAGGCAGCCATGCACTGGGACGACCAAAGTATTTATATGAGACCGGGGATTGAATACCGCGAGCCGGTTGATAAAGATATTGATGTTCTTTTAGTTGGGCACTTTCCGCCAGAAGAACATAGCCTGCTGCATAGACTAAAGTTGAAGATGCCGGGATTGGTTATTGTTGGTCAAAATGAAGACCTATCTCCATGGCACACAGGAGAGGAATTGAGAAGTATATATGATAGAGCTAAGATTTTTATTAATCTACCCAGGACTACAGGACTACCTACACTATTAATGCCAGCTATTGAAAGTGGTTGTGCGATTATATCCGTTAGAAATGAAGGCTCTAGACAATTATTACAGGATGCCACACTATTCCTGGAACATGTTGAAGATATTCCTAACGTGGTTAATCGATTATTAAGAAATCCACACGAACTCAAAAAATACCAACAAGCCATATTAGAACACGAAGGCTTTCAAAACAAACAAAAATCTATAGAACAATGGTCCACCCTACTAACACAAGCACGCACAGAGATATTAGTAAAATGAAAGACATAACTATTGTACTAGACCACCCCATTAATGAAAACGAGATACACGTATCTCAAATTGCAAGTATTACCAATGGTTCTTGCGACAATCTTAATCTACGGGCTAGTATGGATTACACACCTCATAGAGAAGCACTGTTGTCTGCCGCAATCGGTAAAGTAAAATATGGTGGAACCATCACTATATCTGGACTAGATGCGTTTGAGGTATCTCGCCAAATTTATGTAGGCAAACTCAACGGACAACAAGCATCCGAAATCTTGTATAAGAATATCAACGGTCACACTCGGTCGTCTTGTGGGCATATTCTGGATACAATCGATAAACTGCAACAACACAACTTTACAATTCTAATTAAAGAACTACAAGACTACGCATATTCTATACAGGCAAGAAGAAATGAACCCCACTCACACATCGTGTAAAAACTGCATCTTTGCAGAATATGAAGAAAACACACAAGTAGGCTGTACTGCTGGTAGACTTGATGTTTTTAGAAATAGGGAAGAAGAGATTATAGAAGCCTATGATGAAGAGAAGGAATTCTATGTCATAGACAAGCGGATTTGTATGTACAAGCGACCAGAAAGCTGGAAGCACGCAGACCTACCGCACGACGAACAAATCACCACAATTAAGGAAGAAATCAAGATACCCCTACATGTTATTATTATGGGGGAAGACTTTGACGATATCTGCAAGACTATAAATTCTTTGGTGGCACAAGAGGTGCAGCCTGCCCATATTACAGTACTGCGTCCTTATGGTTCTGTTTTACACGATACAAAAATTAGAACGATAACATCATATCTAGACCAAAGTGGCATTCCGTGGAAACTTCAAAATATCCTCAATCCAGATGTGGAACCAGAAAAATATGAAGACCTAGTAGTAGATATCGCCAAACCCCGGTATTATATGACACTGAATGCGGGGTGCGAAATACCCTCCGACACCATTAGAATACTGAATGAAAAAATCAACGAAGAACTATTCCGCTTTTATGTTCTAACCCCTAATAGTGAAGGCAATGGGTGGACAGTGCCATGGATGACATATCAGTTGTTTAATGGTAATAAGAAAGGTTCTCTGCTAGACAAACTCAAGGATAATCAATGTCAATTACACAGTATCAATCAGATAGTGCCCAGCTTCCCAGAGTAGTAGTATGCTATCTGTCTGAGAACGCACCTCTACAGCAAACATATAGTAATATAGAATATACTAAATGTAAAGATGTGGACAATTTTAACGACGTACTAAATAGCGGGCTGGATAATGAGGTATATGTTTTTCTATCCGCCCACGACGATTTTTGGAATGAGGAATGTGTAGCCAGAGTAATTGACAAGCGTAATAAATGTCCTAATGCTTGTATGCTGTATACGGATAATGTTACTATAAAGAATAACATACAGTTTATTCAATATTTTCCCACATTTAGCTATGAGCACACACAAATACCAGACCTGATTATTAATACTCCACTATTCATTTGTAAGGATACGGGGGCTCGATTTAACACAGACTTACAATTTTTGTTTTTGTACGAGATGTTTCATCAAATAAGGCAAAAGGGTCTAGTGGTTCATATCCCCAGTATTTTGACAAAAACCACACAACCCCACGATATTTCATATGAACAGGACTTTGCATTACTAAATGAGCAGCCGGTCTAGAAGAAATGTAGTTACTATTAAGGAAACTACGAAAAGTAGATGTAGTGTCGTTATACCTTCTGCTGGAGTGGGTAGTAGAATGCGTACCTATGGACCCACATCACTGATTAAAATCGAAGACGAAATTACTGTCTTTGAAAGACAAAAAAGACTTATATCTCAAACAATACCCAATCATGAAATTGTTCTAGTCACCGGATTTGAATCTCAAAAGGTTATCAATAATACCCCCAGAGATATTATCCACGTACAAAACGAAAGATATCAGGAAAGTAATGTTGTTAGAAGTATACAAATAGGAATCAATGCGGCAACCACCGACAATATCCTTGTTGTATATGGGGATTTGGTTTTTAATTCGGCTACCCTATCTCATAGTTTTCAAGAGTCTTCTATAGTAATAGACACACAGGCAGATAATAAGAATACTGAGGTTGGGTGTATTGTCCATAACGAATACCTAGAACAGATGTGTTTTGACCTACCGCAAAAATGGTCGCAGGTGGTTTATCTTACAGGTAAGGAATTAAGCCTATTTTCAAAGTTTGCTAATAATCCTCAGAACATTATGGCTTTTGGATTTGAGGCCATTAATTGGATATTGGAGCATGGGGGTAGATTTAAAGTTCTAAGCAACGATATGGATATTCAAACAGTAGACCTAGACACTTCTAAGGATATTAAACTAGCACAAAGTATACTATGATAATTTTCACACCATCCAACAGTCGCGTATTTGAGGGTTTAGGGGCGGCTTTTAAAGTATGTTATCCTACTGGTGCCATTATATGGAAACCAGAAGTCAAACCCATATTTGATATGTGTGCAGAATTAAGGCCGGAAATTCTTTTTCTAGATGCTGCATATATTACTACTGATATTATAGAAGCGATAGAACACTTCAAGTTAGATGTAGTATTGCATGCTAATGGTTGTTCTCCAGAGTTATTGCCATATATTAAGCTACTTATCTATGATTCTGATATTCCAGAGCATATGAGACAACATCTTCCAACAGATGTTTTAACATACGAACATAAGCCTGCGGCAAACTATGTAAAATTTAGGAACCCCGTTTATAATGATAAGCTTATAGCTGACATTGGATACCTCAGTACGAGCGGACAACAAGCCTCCACAGATATTCTAGAGCGGCTATCATATGTTATCAGCGAGACACCTTATAGTTTAAAGATTATGGGTAGTCCGATGCCCTATGTTAATTATATCGGTATTACCACACCTAAACAACATCTAGACCTAGCAGCTTCTACACAAATTAGTTTAGACTGTGGCGGTCATTTACTAATGGAGTATGCTGTCAACAGGATATTTACTATCACTAATGTGGTACAAGATGTCTTTCCATATGTTGAAAAAACAGAAGACTTATTGCCCGCATTAAATCAATATATAGAAAATCCTAAACTCAGAGCTAAGATAGCTAAACAAGCATATAAACAAACCATTGATACTGACACGTGTTTTCATAGACTGGCAGATATAGCACAACTGCTTGATAAGAAGGATTGGTATCATAAAAGTATAGACGTTTTTAAGACAATGAGGACATAATGGAACTTGGCGTTTTTATACAGTCTCCAGACACACAACAAATGGGTCTATCTTTATTTGAAGAAGGCTCTAGACTAACCGACCACACAAATATTAATCTAGTGGTGTTCTATCATAACTATGGAACGATTCCTCTAAAACCCAGCTTTACTATGCTACAGTCTAGTCAGATTTGGGGGTTTGAGGGCCCAATTATTTCCACAGACTATAACACAAGTAGATTTTTAATTAAATGTCCAACACCTAGGAAGAAATACTATTATGTGTGGAACCTAGATTGGATTTATAAGATACGTTCTTGGGAGGCAAATAGTATAGTCATGCAGGACGATGGATTAGAACTTATTGCTAGAAGTCAAGAGCATTACGACATTATTTCAGAATTGTGGAAAAAGCCCACATGTATTATGGAGGATTTCAACTATGAAACTCTCGAAACCTTGGCTAGCTAAAGCCAAAAGGTACGGTTCTCTCACAGAGAATGATAAAAGGGAATTACTAGAACACACATACGTAGAACAAGGGTGGAGTTGGGCAGCTATAGCAGACGTTTGCAGCACATACCCCAACAAAGTACGTAGAGAAGCTCTATCTCTAGGTATTAAATCTCGCACACGTAGTGAATCTCAAAAACTGGCTTTAGCAAGTGGTAGACATGCCCACCCAACAAAAGGGAAACAACATAGCCAGGAATCTAAAGATAAAATTAGTAATAGTATGGCGGAATCCTGGGAGAATATGAGTCCCAAGGAATTAAGACGCCGCCAAGAGATGGCCCGCAAACAGTGGGATGCAATGTCAGATAAAGAGAAGGCTGAACTACAGAGGAAAGCTAGTGAAGCCATTAGAGAAACTATTCATAAAGGTTCTAAACTAGAAAATCATCTACGCGAAGGTTTAGCGGCTAACGGCTATCAGGTTAATTTCCATGTAGACTATATGGTTAAAAACCAGAATCTACAAATTGACTTGCATATACCCAATATGAACGTAGCTATTGAGGTAGATGGTCCAAGTCATTTTACTCCCATCTGGGGAGAAGACGCATTACGACTAAGCCAACAGGCAGATGCAGAAAAAGATGGTTTGTTGCTAGGTATGGGTTTGTGTGTAATTCGAGTACAGCAAACTAAAGAGATATCGGAAAAGTTTAAAAGAGATACCCTCTCTAGACTATTGGAAGTATTACAAAAAATTGAAAAGAAGTTTCCCGCTAGGGAAAAAAGACACATTGTATTAGGAGACTAATTATGACCACTCAGAGTAAAATGGGCATTAGAGACTTGAAAAAAATCTTGATGGATAAGCATGGGTATACAAAGCAAGAGCTACAGGGGGAAAATGCTAAAAGCCTATCTCTCCTATTAGAAGAAGCGGAGGCTGAAGAGGATATGGCTTTGGAACAAGAGCATATGTTTACGGAGGATGCAGATATAGAAGCGGGGGACGAGTATTTGTCTACCGAGACCGACCAATCAGAAGAAGTGGGAATTTATTCTGAGGGGTGGAGTGAGTATGTGTTAGACCAACTGTTTGAACATGAGCAAGTTAAGATTGGCAAGAAAGAAAGGGTGGCTCCGACAGTAGACGGTCTCCGTAGACTTACTGGAAAACTACTGGACGATATCCAGGATGTTTATTCCCAGGTGATACAAGCCCCCTCTCCAGATAATGAGAATCGAGCAACTGTACAAGTACAGGTTACTCTTGCAGATGGGCGGCGGGCTTCTGGTGCTGCCGATGTATTTAGTGGTAATGTTCAAGAACCTTTTGATTTGCATCCAGTGGCTACGGCGGAAACTAGAGCAGAGGGTCGTGCCTACAAAAAGCTGTTACATCTATGCAAGGTTCATACAGCAGAAGAATTAGATAAACAGTCATCAGCTTATTTTGAACCCGCCCCAGACCTTACCTTGATTAATGGTCACCAGATTAAGGGATTGGAAACTCTATGTAAGCTAAGAGTTGATGTAAATATTGAAAAGTTGGTAGAAAAACATTACCCCATGTGTAATAATATTAATGAACTGGCGTCTGAAGAAGCCCAAGCACTATTTGAAATTGTGTCTGACTTTCAACAAAGTGGTACGCCAGAAGACTTGCAGGGCTATGACGAAGGTTGGAAACAGAAATTGGGAGTGAAAGAATGAAAGTAACGTATAAACCGAATGAGCAGTTTGTAGTAGAAGTTGATGGTACGCCCAAAGAGATTGTTGAAGAGTTGGCTACAAGTGCCGAGCTATTCAGTCATAAGTGCGGTAAGTGCCATGGTAAAAACGGCAATAAGTTGGCGTTTAGAGTCCGCAAGGTGGAAGACAACAAATACTATGAGTTGCACTGTGAGTGCGGAGCAGTACTAGCTTTCGGAGCGCATAAAACTGGTGGGACACTTTTCCCCAAGCGTTTTGAGACTACAGACGATGGAGAAAAAAAGTGGTTGCCTGATAATGGTTGGACAAAGTGGGATAAAGACCTAGGAAAGCGCGTGTAATCAACCAGATTGGCTTCTAATGCACTTTTTTAAAACCCATGGGGCGACCTGTGGGTTTTTTATTTGCACCCACCACAGCCGCCACCAGAGCTTGGCGGTCTTTCTTCACCGTCTGATAACTCATTTAATTGTTCTGTATCAAAATCTATCTGTGCAAGCACTATATCTTCCTCACTGGCATTCTCTGCATCGTCTGGTATAACTTTTTCTACCCATTTTGGAGGGTCATCTGGACACTTTTCTGTCCCCCAGGCTAATTTATTAAGTGTCGTTCCCTCTCTTCTAACATGACACCCACATAATCCACAAGAATCATTGTCAAAATATTCACATGGCGAGCATTGTTCGTCATATATTTCGGCAATTTCTTCTTCTGTTCTTAGTGGTCTACCAGCAGCCATCCATTGCGCCCTGGATATTAAATATTTTTTAAGTGCGGATATCACTGGCGTCTGCACAGGCTATGCCTGCCCCTCCATTAAAAAGGTCTATATGTAATTGTTCCCACTCTCCTGATGAGCGTGGACATCTATGTAATTTAACATTGTCTAAAAGTACAAAGTTATTGTTATCGTATCCTAAATCATGATATGTAGGACTCCCTGTAATGTCGGCATTATTTTTACAACCTATCCTAAATTTATAATCTTTAACGGCACATCTAAAACTACTGATTCCACCAATAGAAGTGGTTAGAGATAACTGGGGCGCAGTTTGACCTACCTCTGTTGCATATTCATAAAAATGTAATGTACCTTCGTCATTCCATCCCACTGTTACAAATGTCCAAACACCAGTAGTGATACCTAATTGAAGACCTATAGCATTTCCACCATTTGTTAAACCAACAATTGGCCTCACAGATTTTTTAGTACTGCCTCCTAATCCTGGATTTTCCCAACTAACAGTATATTCATGGTCATTGCACGGTGGGCTACTACCCACTTGAAAACATCCTTTAGAAACAATCGCAGAAGTGAGATATCCTGAAGGGTCAGCAGCCCACTCATGATAAATCCAAAATGAAAAACCCATACCTCTTTGTCTATTATTTAAACTGTACAGCTTATTATGTTCGTCCTCAAAAAAACCATGGGCAACTGATAGGTCTACCTGCTTATTACCATTATCAGTGAATTTTCTAGCATTGCCTATATTTCCCCCTGCACTTCCTACTGTACCTACTAAACTTAAGTTTAAGCATGCATAAGAATCGTCTACGCCCCCACTGGTTTCATCCATTGTATAACAAGGTCCAGGAGTACCACACTCAAGGCCCCCCGGCATATTAAATTTAACCATCGCCTTCCTCCTTTATGGACAGGTACAATCCTCAAAGCCAATATACCATGTACCCGTTAAATCACGATGTATAAGTGTCCACGCAAAAGCACTAATAGACTCGTTAGTTAAATTGTATGCAAAAACGGGAGGTTCTACGGGAACTAAATTAGTACCATCATGCATATGAACCTGAATTTGTCCACCCGTAGGCTGGCCATCTGCAACACGAGCAGCAATACCGGCACTGGGTGCTCTACCTACATGATTTTGAGCCTGTCCTGATGGCAATAATTGTCCTAGGTCTTGACCACTAGAGAATGGAAATAGTGGCAACAAATTAGTAGGGGGCGTTTCTACAATATTGTAATTACATTCTGCGGGGTCATACTCACAGTAAACAGGATAGCCCGAAGGTAATACGTGTCCCAATCCATTGTTAATTGTAATGACAGGATTACTAACTTCATTACCGTCTTCATCATACCACGTAGAACTCTCATCGTCTACGGCGGCGTCTATACTGGTTGTACTACTTGTAAGATTACCAAGCAAATTTGCCTTAAGGAATCTAAACTTGTTAGGAGCAGCAACCCAAACACCACGCTCTCTATCTAGACGTAAATCTACAGGGGCAACCGGCCAAGTTTCTGACTTACGAAGAAAATCCTTCATGAAGTTATCTTTTAGCTCGGTCTCTACAAATGTGCCTTGTTTAGTGTCTTCTTCTACATCGGCTTCATTAGGTACCGGCTTACCAGCCAAGTCATATCCCCAGCTTTGCATAACCAGCGGACCACGCAATGCCATAAATCTATAGTCGTCTTCATAGTCCGCAGCAGACTCTTCAGAGTACCCAGCCAAAGGCATCATTAAGCCACCTTCGGGCGAGGTGTCGCCTCTGGCAACCATTTCTATATCATGGCCAACCTTACTTTCACCCTCTTCTTGGTCGTGGATTTGTGCTCTAGCTTTACCGGGAGGATTACTAAATGGATTAAGATAGTTCTGAGATTCCTTTAAGGCGTGTACTACATCTCCACCCTGGTCGTCTTGTACTGGTGGTAGAGTTTCAACAGGTCCACGCTCTCCACCATTTTCACAGGCTCCTAATGGGGTAATATATCTGGGTAGCTCTCCATCCCCATCCATAGATACCGGACGTAATAAGCCATCAAGACTCATCATGGCCATACTACTATAGGTATCATCATTACCCATATAGTAGTTGATATCTTTAATACTCATATCTTGAACACGTGGTCTAGTGAATGCTTTGTCGTCACTATCTTCTGTAGAGTCCCAATCGTGTACACTTCCTGTTAAAACACTATGTGGAGTTCTCGCGGGAATAATATCACTTCTAATATCTAAGCTCGTAGTAGTTGCCCAATCTCCAAAGCTAGTAGGTCTAATAAACCTAACACTACTTCCTCCAAGTCTAAAGATATTCTCTCGTCTAACAGCGCTGGCAGCATTAACACCAAGCTGTTCTAATCTACGAGAATTTGCCTTAGAGAATCTACCAAATTTTGGAGTAAAAGTATTAAACTGATATTCTGTACGTAAACCCTCTGGTCCTATCGAGGTGGTTACAGATGTAATATTTGGCCCGTATATACCACTCCACTTATCTGTATATTGGAAAAACCCATATGAATTGGTAAGTACAACATCAGTACTAAGGCTTCTATTTTCTACTAAGTGATGGCCCCCACCAAAAAATCCACCAGCCAAAGCCCCTAGTTCAGCACCAAGAGGAACGGTGGGATATCCAGGCACAGAAATAAAACCCTTTTCTCCAACTTGCATATTTGTAATGGCTTCATCGGCCTGTGCCTGCCCCGCTAGATTCATAACAGCATAGCTACCATAATTCCAGGGCACTATATTGGCGTTGGTAGAAACATTTGTTTGTCCGGGCGGTCCTAAATTAGCCCACGGACCATAAGTTAATACTGTACTTTCAATACCAAAAGCGGCACCATCAATCATTTTAGGAAGAGCAATAACTTTTTTAGTAACCTCTAAAGAGTCTGGCTTTTTCCATATCTCATTTAGTTTATCCCCCTCTTCTGTTCCAAATAATAATTTAATAGCATTTTGAAAACCTTCGACACTATATTTACTATCGCTTTTTTCATAAGTAACAGCCGGTACTTCGATAACCACACGAGGGCCAAAAAAGGTAGAGTGGTCATGATATACAAAGTCTTCAGACACCGCAGAGGCACGAACATACATCCCCGTATCATCACTATTACGTAACCATGCGTCATACGGCATTCTATCACTATAAAATAATGATTTGTCTCCATTGTCTTGATAGTAAACAAGAGCTTCAATTTTATTAGTTTCGTTTCGGAAAAAACTTAGTTGAGGTTCCCTTAGTCCTAGTACGTCAACGGCTCCCGGTGTAGGAAATTCTGTCCAACCATCAGCCTTTGGAGTCTCACTTGGAATAACTTGAATACTTTCACCGTCTAATTGTACGCAGGTAAAAGGTACTCTAACAGCAAATTGTCGGCCTAGTTGATTATAATATTCTACAAGCTTAGCCAAAAGTCTTTCTACATCATCAAAAATTTCTGCTCCTACCTCATCTTGCACATCTTTAAGATTAGCCCCTTTTGGATTAAGTGCATCAATACCAAGAATCTGATTACCGTTTTGTCCACGGCCATCAAACCATTTTTTTAATATATTTAATGCTCCCTCAACAAATGCTCCTTCTGGCAGGGCAAAACCTAATACACCAGCAGCACTAACTAAGGCTGTGTAAAGAATAGTGGGCGACCCCTGTTCATCTGCCGCTTTATTTAAGGCATAAAATAAGTCAGTACCATTAGCGGCTAAATACAGGTCTTTAAGACTAATAGTAATTTTACCATCAGCCGTAGGAGATATTAATTCTAAAACCTTAAAACCTTGATTAAGAATATCAATTTCAATATCAAAATACCAAAATCCATCGGCATCTTTACAAGCTACTATAAAATCTTTATTTGAATCAAGGCCAAAGAAGGGTAGGATAGTATCGTCAATCTCGTTACAGCCAGTATCAAACAGGCTACCCTGGCTAATTCTATTGGTACCGTCTCCCTCTGGGTCAAAACTTTGGTAGGCTTGATATATAGTGTTTTTAGCACCACCAATGACAAAAGAACTTAGTGGCTCATTTCTAAGCTCTTGCCCTTTATTATATGAGACCGCACTATTGTTATTATTATCAATAAATTTCTGTATTTCATTAAGGGCAGGCTGCCTAAAGCGAGATACTGTGCGAACTTTGATAAGTTTAGCAATACCACTACCGACAACCGCACTAAAGGAATCTCTAATAGGCAATAGCTCTATATAGTAGTCATGACCAGAAGCTTCTGTTAATTCATTAATCAGGTCCATAACAGAAATGCTAGTACCGCTAAACCTAAAATATGTTGGGGCAACGGGTAGTTCACTTAGGTCTAGAAAATACTCACTAAAGTCTAAGCTGTCAGCAGACATTAAACCATAGTTACCGGACTGCACACCCCGATACATCACACGACCATAAGGAGACCATGTATTAGAAGCTCTTGGTATTCTATTAGCAAGAACATTTAAGGCAGTACGGATAGAGTGCCATTGCATACCATTATCATTTGTATTGGCCCCACCATAACCATCGGCGGGAGAACCAAAAACGGCACCATCAGGAAACAAGTCTCCAAAGTTATATGCACCCTGCGTAGTTTGAGATAGTTGTGGACACAATATACCAAAAGACTCCATGTAACCATATACATTAAACAGATTGTATGCATTAGCTACAGTACCGGCATAGTCACCAATAATAAGCTGTGTATTTTCTAATATAAGCCGGGGGTCCGTGATTTGTACTGTGTAGGTAGGATTGCCGCCAGGATTATTTGTTTGTTCCCAGCTTTGAATAATGCCCGCATACTCAAAATCGGCCACTCTAAAATATACAGGACAACCAATAATATCTTTGGTTAATCCTAGGAATCCGGGGTCGGCTGCCGTAGTACTTTGTTTATACAGGTTAGAATCCCAGTAAAACTTGGGTAGTGCTGGGTCTGCCTCACAATTATCTTCTACAAGACGTACTGTTAAACTTCCTGTTTGTGAGTTCCAACCACCAGAAGCGGAAAAAGACTGTACACTACACCCTAGGAAAAGTGTCTGTTCAAAGCCCCCAAATATATTAGAGGGACTACACTCATTTTTTACCGGAGTATTAGTTGTAGAAAAAGTAACATTACTATTGGTCATGAATTCCTGTCCTTATGAAGCATCTGTACTATTCAGTGCATATAATATTGAGCCTATTGAATTAACACCCGCTATACTAGCATTGCTAGCTAAGAAGGTATTAGATACATCGAAAGTACCTGTTTCTGGTGTTAGGTCTAGGTCTAACAAATTACTCTGTCCTACACCCCGTAGATAAGCACTACCATTAATATCAAAGTGTGAACCGGCCATGTGTGACCAGCTTGTAGAGTCTGTTAAATTAAAGTCGTTGGTAATATTAAATACACCAGTATTAGATGTAAGTGTGCCCCCTCCACCAATAGAGAGATTACTTAGACTTTGAGTGCCAGAGCTATCCCAAAAAATATAGTTCCCACCAGTGACATTTATACTAAGATTATACATTGTTATGGGTAAAACTACAACCCCCTGTCCATTAACAATAGTATATCTATCCTGAAATGGGCTATAATTATCTGGCTCGATAGTGAGCAGAGGATTGCCGGTGGTGTTATCACTATTCTGTATAAGAATTTCACCCTTATCAATATTAAAGGTTCCACCGTCTACAATAAAGTGTTTACTAAACCTGTTAAGATTTGATATAGATAATGTACCGCTATAATTACTAGGTGTTTTTAAGCTATATACATCAAGGCCTGTAGGGCTATTTAGTGTTAGGTTGTAGTTGTCTACAAAATAAACAGCATCTCGTACTGTGGGGGAGGTATTAACCAAATTCCAGTTAGACACCTTCAAAATATCACTATCAGAACCTACCCAGGTCGCACTGTATCCATTATGTATAGCCTGCCTATCTTGTTCTGACAAAGCATAATTATACAAACGAACATCCTGTATGTCTATGGGGGTCGTTTCACCAAGTCCACTTACACACCCAATAGTAGTGCGTCCGGGAGTTGTGAAGTTAATCTGTGTCCCCGTAAAGCCGGGGGTGCCTGTAACACTAACTATATTGTTGGATGAATCACTATGGGAGAGAATCATCCTATCATTATCTAGGTCTAGAATACCTATGGTGGTTTCCCAGTCTGCGGGCTCTCCAGAAACACTGTGTTCAAGCGTAAAACCAGTTTCCGAAGGCATATGCACAGTAAAAGCATCTAAACCAGAATTATTATGTAGTGCCAGACCTATATTTACACCCTGTTCAGTGGGCATATTAAAATAGTAAGCGGCTCCGGTTCCGGTGGGGTGAGCGGCTGTAGAACCCAAAGTTGAAAACTTACGAGTAGCCACTACAGAAATAGCAGTTAATCCATTAAGATTTTGATATGTGTGGCCAAAATCTACATGTTGATTACCACTACACCCCAAAAATATACCGTCATTATCATACGCGACATTAGGACCATTCTCATCATACCATTTGACAGGACCGGCGAGTACACCGCGAAATCTGCCTAGGTCATCTGCAACACCAATACCTGTATTACTAGTATATATCCATCTAGCAATGAGGCCATTAGCGGTATTAACATTATTAAGGTCTTTAGATATAGTTGAGACCAACTGCGTTTGTGAACTAAAAGCCATTTATACGCCGGTAATTTGGTCTACGTATGCGTCTAGTGTTGTGTCATAAGTGCTATCGGGAGTACTAGTAATCCGCACGTTTTTAATACTAATGGGAATTTCTATATGCTGAGAGGTTACCACGCCGGTACCCGTAGGTGCAATCATAGAACTGCCTAGGTCAAACCAGTTTGTTTGGTCAGGACTTACTTCAGGCTGGACTATAGCGCCTGTAGCCGCCCCATTAGTGGCATCATTAGTAAGCTTAATATATAAAGAGGCACCATATCCACTAGTTAGAGCAACAAGTGCAGATACAGTATCGGTATCGCCACCCGTTAATGTGGTGGATGCATGTAGTGTATTTGTTTCTTTTACGCTTGCCATATTATTTTCCTTAGATAATTAACAGAAAGATGTATTTGGTGCTGGACCTGTACAATTAGTAGCGGACCAGGATACGCTTCTGGAATATCTACCAGTTTTGGGATTCCACGAGGATGTATCACCATCCTTAAATACTTGGTCATATGTGCTTGTTAGGTCGGTTTCTACAGAGCATAATAACGAACTCACATCTCCGGTAGGAGCGGCAGCTACAGCAGTAGACCAATAATCATTAGTACAACCTGTTGGGGGCTCCATAACAGCATCAATCGTTACCTGTCTCCTAAATTTGGTTACAGTACTTATTTCCTGCATAATAGGACCGCGAGACCTACCTAGTACAACAAGTTCTGCAAATACGTCAGTTGGATGCGTATCACTAATTGTAATATTTTCTGAACGCGCCCCATCTATATAGTTACACGGTCTATCATCATATACATAGGAATATGTAATAGTACCACCAGCAGGATTATGTCCTACAGACAGGCTAAGTGGGTCAATGTTAATAGTTCTGGTGGCTAATGGAGAAGCAACCTTATTAACGCGCCCATACAACTTAGACTGAACACCCGCCCAATAGGTTTCGGCAGAGGCATACTTAGTAGTAGTAACATCATATCCGTCTGGCTGAGTATATACCTTGGTATCTAAACCCTGGATAGTACCATCAATGTTAACGGTAGTCATTCCAGTTTCCTGGCTTTCCTGAATATTGATATTAAAATCTTCAAGAGCAGGACTAGTTAAACCAGCAATACCAGTATTTAAAACCAACCAGCTTTCGGTAACACCATAAGAGCCCGCTGTCTCACTATATTGTTGTGTACGAACATGGTCATAAAAACCCAGTTCATCGACAGGCAGGGCCATAGCACCACTAAATGGGGTTGTACTTTCACCCAGTCTAGGAATAACCCACCCACTAGCCTGCTGCCACGCCTCCATTTGCAAACCATTGATATCATAGTTTCGCTTGCCAACAGCACTAACAGTGTGGCTCAATCTAAGGGCATATGAGGTGGAGTCATCAGTGCTACCATCAATTGTCCAGTTGTATAGGTGTTTATCGGTTAAAAACTCTATTTGCCAATCTTCGTTAGCTGCACTAATATATTGACTATGCAAGGCAGAATCTTCATCGGTATCATCCTCGTTCATGGTCAAATTTATAGTATATGGTGTTGTCATCACCCAATTATCATTTGAGGGATTGAAGTTAATATTCGTTACTTGGGGATAACCACTTAAAATGACTGTAGAATCACATAGTACCAAAAACTCTTGACCTTGGTCTTTAAAGATATGTCTTAAATCGTCCTGTAAATTATCTACATTAACATATCCAGTTTCACCATCAGGCAAAGGTGTAAGTGTACCTTGTAGTGTAATATTAAGTTCTGCACCAATAGGGGTGGCGTCTTGTGTGAAATTAAACTGTTTGGCTATACTCATGAAGGGTACGGGACTTAATCCGCTGCCCCCATAGGACATAGTTACCTGATTGCTCATCCTACCATACCTCCGCTACTAATAACTCCACCAACGGGCTCATCAGTTTCTCCAGTTACAGGATTAATTTTAACATGTTTGCCAATTGCCTTATCAACTTCTGACATAATAAATTGTCGTAAACCAGATTCCAATCCTCCAATACCGTTAACATTAACTTCTACAGTATGCGCACCCTTCATAGTAATACTAGATGGAATATTAATATTGTTAAGAGCATTGGCAAGGTCTACCATAGATTGCATATCCATTAAAGCAGGACCAGACGCTCCAACAGAACCACCATTATTAAATGCGGGAACATTATTATTAATTGCATGTAGTAAACCAAGATTTCTTTGAGTGGCGTTTCTATTCACAACAAACTCACCCGGAGTCAGATGTGCAAGCACACTATCTCTATTAGGACCACCGCCCGGAATAATACCACCACTATTTCTAGGCAGGCCCTTTTCTAGCTGTGTAGTAAGCTTATTGATAGCCGCAGTAAAAGCGTCAATCGCACTCGGTATCTGTTGAGCAACAATTTCCGCCAAACCTTCAGTAGCTTCAGCCTGCTTTTCAACAGCATTTTCTAAAGCCTCACGAGCTTCTCTACGTGCCCCACCAGGACCAACAGCCCTACGGCCAATCTCACCCGCTCGACGGTCGCCAAATTCCTGTGCTAAGAACCCTTCGCCCTGACGACGTAAGAATTCTGCCCGCCCCTGTTGTACTCGTCTACGCTCTTTTTCATTCAGGCTAGCTTGTTCCAATAGGTCAAACCCAGCTTCAGCATCAGCAACTTGGTCTGCCCGCACACGTTCTCCACGACCAGCCCTTCTAGCTAAATCAATCTGTTGTCTTAATCTAAACTTTTCTTCAGGCCCCGCACCAGCTACAGCACCCAGGAGACCTTGAGCCTGTTGTTTTTGAGCCTCCCTTCTTTGTATATCTTTTTCAATAGCCGCAATTTCATCAGTATTGCTAGCAATAAGCTCTAATGCCTGTTGGGCGCTTTGGAATTGTTCTCTTAAAGCCCTAAGTTCTTCTTGCTGACCAGCAGTAGTGGCAGGACCAAAGTCTTGTATCTGTCTTTGTAAACCTACAGCACGAGCGGTTATAGCTCGTGGGTCTCTTCTATCCACAGCATCCAAACCGGCTCTCTGACCCAATCTATTTAACTGGGTGTTAAGCGGATTTAAACGCTCTTGAATACTTACGGCACGACCACCCAATTGCTCTCTAATTTCAGCAATACGTAATCTACCAGTAGCACGAACACCAGCCGCTCTATCCAACTGTTGATTAACTTGTTGTCGTAACTGAGACTCTTTTTCTATAGCCTGAGCACTAAGTTGTAGTTTTTGATTCAGTAGGTCTTGTAGGTCAGCAGCAGTTTGAAGTGCTCCGGTATCTGCAAAAACAGAGTTTATTATGTCTTGTAGACCGCCGCTACGGATAAAATCAAGACCACCAATACTATTTTCTAATTCTTCTTCTAGTTGTTTACCAATTTCTGAACCGAAGTCTATCCCCACACCAGCAAACAAGCTCGATAGGGATGCTGTAATAATGCTTTCTGCATCTGTTGTATCGTCTCGGTCGCTTAAAGCAGCAGAAGCCCGCTGTTCTAAACTCGGCAACAGATTTTGTATTAGTCTTTGAGTTTCAATAACCTGGGCTAAGTTATTCCCGCTTGCTCCACCACTGGTTCTAAGAACACCTGTGGCACCAGCCACTTCTGCATCAGTAAATGCATCGATATTACGGAACACATTACGCTGACTTGAGCGGGCTCCCGTAACTAAGTTCAAACCGCCAGCAGAACTTCTATTCAGGGCACCTTGTAGTCCACTATTAACTTCTTCCGATAGACGATTTATACCAGCCCCAAAAGTTTCAAACTCTCGTTTTAGAGCTTTAATCTTAGTGGCAAACTCAAAAGCTACTAATGCAGATTTTTCGCTTTCTATTCTAATCTTTTCCTGTTCTTCTGCATATTCCTGAGCGGCTTTACTACTATCAATAAATTCTTTAGAAATAGCCCTGAGTACTTTACGTTCTTCTTCTGCTGCAATAGCTAGTTTGTCATCTTCGCTTACGGGACCGCTAAGTTCTCGGAACCGAATTTGTGCGGCTGTATTATCTGCAATTGTAGCTCTCGAAGCAGCTTTTCTACGCTCGAATGCTGCGGCGGTATCTACATCTCTTAGGGCAAATTGTAAACGTAGGTCTTCGCCAGAATCACCACTCAGAATATCAGCAGCACTTCTACCTTTGGCTATTTCGTCACGAATAAACTTCTCAACAATAGGAGTTGCCTGTTGCGCTAATGCAGATGTCTCTTGACCTCTACTTCTAAACAGTTCAGCCTCTTGTCTAAGCGAGCTTTCTTTTAAAGCCTCGTCTGACCCAAACACATTACCCACTTGATTAACACCCTCTAAGAGTAATCCTAGTGGGCCAAGTGCCAATCTACCTAATCTAGCTGCATTAGTATCTCCGGTGGCTAAACCAATACCTACATCAGCAACAGCACTCAGAATACCACCCTGAGCACCAAGTTCACCCCTACCTGTCTCTCCGGTCAGAAGACCTCTAAGGACACCTCCTCCACGACCAATGGCATTACCTTGGCCTTGAGCAAAACCACTAGCTGCAATGTTACTTACCTGAACATTAAGAGCCTTAGTAAATCTTTCAACACTTTCTGTGCTCTTATCAAGACCACTAAATGCTTCGGACAGTTCTTTAGAACTATCTGCTAGAGCCTGTTGTTCTCTTTCTACAGCTTCAGCAGTTTGAGCATTAAAGAAGGAGTCTATACCACCTATAAGACCACCAGCCAGAGCACCAACACCAGTACCTATAGGTCCAAAGACAGAGCCAAGAGTGGCTCCAACACCAGCACCACTTAGAGCACTACCAGCCGCTTTACCCAATGGAGAACTACTATTACCGCTTATAAAACCACCCGCAAGCAATAGGGGGATACTGAGATTACCAGCGGCGGCACCAAAACGTCGGAAACCACTTTCTCCACTACCTCCACCAAGCAATCTGTTAATCGAACCACCGATACGGCTACCACCACCAAGCAATCCTCTAGCCCCACCACCTAGGCGACCTAAACCTCTACGTAATAGACCTTGGCGAGCAGGTAGTCCAATACCAGACGCCTGAATAATACCACTTCGTCTACCCAATGGGCTTGCAGCAAATCTTCTGTCAAATTCTGCCCCAAAACCAACCGACCTATTTACCGGACCAATAAGCGGAGCGGCAGCACCCTGTTGACGAGCCAAAGCAACAATTCTTTGTGCGCTTGCAGCAGTTCCTCTAGAGGGTAGTTGTGGACCAATTTGTGGACCACGAGCATTGACTCTAGCTGTATTAGCAAGTTTAATTCTTCTATTCTGGTCTTCTCGACGGGCAAGATTTCTATCGGCAGCATCTTGTATTCTTTGAGTACGTTCCTCTTGTCTTTGTCTAAGAGCCCCTGCCCTTTGATTATTTTGAGCACGTACCTTAGCCGATAGTACTTGTGCAGCACCAGCCTGAGCTTCAGAAGTAGGAATAAACTTTGGTACTTGAGCACTAGCAATAAGAGCGGGGGGAGCAATACGTCCAAGATTACTAGTAGGAGCATTGGCGGGTACAAATTGACCACCAGGAATTTGCTTAATAGGCGTAGCAGTACCCGTAGGAATTTTTGCAAACTCTCTTTGTCGTGCTCTAGCGGCTTGCTCTTGTCGTTTAGCTGTTGTGCGTTCAATCTTTGCTAAACGCTTAGCATTCTTACTTCTGGTAAATTGCTGTTTTTCTGCTTGGCGAATATCTTCTTGGGTAGGACCAAGCTCAAAATCTCTAATTGCATCGCTTCTAGTACGCCGACCCTTTTCCGAGGGCACAGGTTGAGATTCAGCCTGCTTAACAACCTTATCAAGAGCCTTGTCTAAATTAGCAATTTGAGTTTTAGTAGACTTGGTAGCCCGACCAGAACCAAGCGGTCCTTTAAGTAGGTCATCAACAAATCCACCAGTATTAAAACCAATTTGACCTTGACGCCCATTTTTCTTGAGCATATTTAGGCGACGTAGGCTAGGCACGCCAATGGCGTCTACAGCGTCACGCTGAATAACAAATTCGCCCTTAGTAAGTTTGGCATTAACCGTATCTCTATTAGGACCACGACCGGGAACTAAACCACCAGTGTTAAACCCTGTTGTCTTACCTTGACCAAGACCCCTAAAGAAACTTCTAGACAAGCCAAAAGCACCCTTAGCACCTCTGGCTAAAAGAACAGTACCTAGTAGTGGAATAACTTCTTTTAATGAACGGGCTAGGTCAATGAGAGCATTGGCAACACCAAGAATAGTTTTGGCGGCGGCTTTGAATGCCGTACTATTGGTAAGTTCACGAATAAGCTGCTGCCAGTTTTGCCGTGTTTTTTCTAACTGATTAGCCAAAGACTGTTGTGCTAGCTCAACGTCTCTAGTAACTTCCTTGCTACCCTCTTGTGCTGTCCTAGTAGCATCAACCGCTCTGGAGAAACCATCAATAAGAGGAATGGTTTTACCAATTTGACGGAAACCACCAATAAGTTCAGAAATTTCACGACGACGAGCATCCAGAGGACTCAAACCACTTAATGCTTTACTAAGAACCTGAACAGCTTTAAATGCTCCAATGAAGTTTCCTTCAGTATCTTCTAGCTCAATACCTAATTCTCGTAATCGCTCAATAGTGCTACCACGTTGTACACGAGTAAAAATTGTTCTCAAACCAGTTGCGATAGATTCAGCACTTTCACGTGTTGTAGCACGAATAGAAGTAAACGTACCAATTAACTGATTAAGAGCTTCTCGTGGCTCTACAAGGCCTTTACTAGCAGACGCAAAAACAGCACCAGTACGTCGTATGGCTTGAATAATATCATCAGACTCAACAGCAAATTTAGCCGACACGGCATTGATAGAACCAAGTACAGATTCAAACTGACCAGCCTGAATTTGAAAAGTCTGCATTGTAGCGATAAGACCTTCAGTAGCCTTGTTCATATCATTGAATGTTGGCAACAAAGAAGCCTTAGCAACAGCCTTCAAAGCTTTTTCAACTTCATTAATGCTAATACCAGTTTGTGCAAAGGTCTTAGCTATCTTGATTAGCTCGGCACTATCTACACCCAGCGCAACCGATAGGTCTCCGACCGCATCCGTTAACCCCTGAATACTTTTAGTAGTACCACGTGTAATCTGAGCGATTTTAATTGCTTCACGCTCAAATTCAACAGAAGCCTTAACCGCACTACCAATAGCACGTACAAAACCAAAGACAACACCAGTACCAATAGAAAAGGCAGCAAATCGGCGTACAGCACGACCAGTAATTCTACCAAACTCTTCTATTTCGGTAGCAGCTTCTTTAGCTGCCTTCTTAGTCTGTTTGAGAGATGCATTAGTGGCTTTAACAGAAGTGTTTGCCTTAGTCACATTGCTAGATACTTTATTCAAAGAATTGGTAGCAGAAGATACACTTCTGGCTGAATTACCAATTTGACGTATAGACGCAGCTACAGACTTAGCCTTCGGGTCTATTTGAGATAGGGTCTTAGATAGGTTTTGTAACTCTGCATTGGCCTTAGTTATCTGTTGTACGCTTTTATTGTCAAGCCGTAGGTTCAGACTAGCCTTAATGCTACCCAACTGTTGCTGTATTTGACGTACAGCGGGGGAAAGACCAATAACTTTTTTGCCAAGTGTTACATTGGCTGTTATATTAAATGCGCCTGCCATATCTACCTATAAAAAAAGTGGTCATATCATCATAGCAACTAACTTATATTAGCACTATCCGATATAACCACTGTCCACTTTATTCTGTCTCGGTTTCTACCGTTTCTTCAGATTCCTCTGATTCTTCGGTCTCATCATCTGTCTCGGCTTCTGGCTCTGACAAGATAATGGGGGAACCATCGTCGTCTAAGAATGGTTTCTTTTCAACTACGTAGTTACCATCTTCGTCTATACGATTACCGTCAATATCAATAAGTTCTCCATCCTCATTGACATAGCGGTTGTCTTCGTTAATAAGACGATTTTCGGAATCTACTAAATGTCCACTTTTATTAAGTAGCCTCAAATCATCGTCACACAGCCCATAAGTCTTCATAAACTTATATTCGGGCAACTTCTTACGATAATCATCGTCTACATCATATGCCAATTGAGCATACTTTTTAGCAGACTCGATAGCCAATTCAGTACTATCTTGAGTTAAAAAGTCTTCCAAACTCTTAAAAACGGGTTCTTCTGTACTATCATACACCGTACAGACAGCAGTACCGTAATTAAACTTCATCTGTTCTGCCTGACCTTCTGCGGTGTGAGTATCATGTTCTGTACTCTCGGAAATGAGATTAGCAATTTCATTACGTAGATTTATCATTTTGATAGCAATAGCTCTACCCTCATCCCACAAAGAAATACCACCCTCATCTAGCTTTTTCTCACAAGCAAGTACTTCCTTTTGGAGACGAGTCATTTCTGCCTCTTTTTCATCACTCCACAAGCCCTGTTCTTTCAAAAAGTCCTGTAGTTTTTGCCGTAGCAAGGCACCAGAATCCAAAGCGTCTTTCCACGTGCGATTATAGACCTTTTGGGCTTCACCCTGCTCTTTAAGTGTCATCTTACGAATACGCAACTTATACGTCTTTTCGTCTTCTTTTCCTTTGTTGGTTACAACTTCAAATGCTCGGTTCATTTTTTGGCTCCTAGTCCTTTTTAATAATAAGTTCGGTTTGATATTTTTGCCATGTCATATCATATTGTGTAATTTCATCAATAGCAGCACGTAACTGATTATTTCCCTTATTTAAAATCTCTGTACGTAAAGGCTGCCACACATTCTCTTCAAAATCTAGTTGGTCTTGTGTCCTTTCCTCTTCAGGTAGGTCTAATCCCCACAGGAAACCCAAAGCCTCTTCAATAGACGATAAAGACCCAATCATGGCCGTTTTCATCTTCTTAGTAATGGCATCTATTAGTTGTCTTTTAGAATGCTCTTTAGAACGCTCTGTAGACACCCGTCTTGCGGCATCATGGAGACTTTTCATCCTGTGATGGTCGTATTTATCATGCATTATTTATTCCCTTTAACAGTATCCTTAAATTTTTGTAAAGCTTCTTGCTGCTGTCTCATGCGTTGGTCTGGCAAAGACGTATCCTTAATTGGCCCCTGCGAATTCTTAATAATAGCAGCACGCTGTTTTTTAACCATATTAGCCTCATGGTCATTAAGGTCTTCAATAGTTTGCCGTTCTTCTTCACTGTTGGCAACTATAAAGATTTCTTGTGCGTTAGAATGTTTATCTGTAATGTTCTTACTATCCTCCACAAAAGCTTTCATTTGCTCTTTCTCAGAGGCCCTTCTTTCGTGTATAAGCCACCCGTCAAAAGCATCATCGTGATTTAGAATATCGTCAGGCGGTACATTAGGATTCTTAGCAGCATTTTCATACATACGAGTATACAATGCTAAATTCCTCTGCTCATCTGTCAATATCTTTGTTTGAAATAACTCATTGCCCTTAATCGCCCACATACCCCGCCAAGGTTCTGTTCTGGCAATTTCCCGGTATTGGGAAGGCTCAATTTGATTAGACATAAGAAAGTGATATATAGCATGTAACAGGTCTATATCGCACTTTTCTATACAAGGCCAAATAGGGGTAAACGTCTTATCGCAAATAGTATGTATATATATGTGTTCTTGTCTACATCTCTCAGCATAAGCTTCAATACCTAGGTGGTCTAATGAGTGTTTACGCTTGAGCATTTCCATATGCCTATCAGAGGTAGCTTTTAACCTCTTTTCTAACTTGTCTAGCGCATCTTTGTTAAGAAAGTTTTTGAACATATCCACCTTGATATCTTCCATCACCTTCTCAATCTCTTTTAGATTATTCTCGCTATCATATTGCCAAACCCCGGAAATATGTAGGGAGCGGGCAATGTCAGATGCGGATAAAAAGTCGTCGTATCTATTATTATATATAGTGTCTGCGTAGATTTCTTCCGCTTCATATGATATGTCGGAAGTGGGGGGAATTACGTAATAGACCGCACTTTTCACTGAACACCGTATATGTCCAGATAATATCCTGTGAATAATCCTATTCTTTTGTCTTAGTGTCAACATTATGAAAATTAGCTAGTTGTTTTTCATATTCCGATATCTGTGTCTTTAATGCCTGAATAATCGCCCCGGCATTTTCTAATTTTACGTGCAAACGTCCTATAGTAGAGTATAGGTTTTCTGTCTGCAAATTTTCCATCCTTTTCTCCTTGTATAGTAAATAAAAAAGGCCAGAAGGCACTCGACTCGCCTGCCAAGGAAAGCCTATCGCATCACTTCTGACCCATTAGGAAAAATCAGGTTGTATCCACTTATTTCCTACCGAATTGTCTCCAATGGGCCAGCCCATCACTGTTCCAAATAAAGATAGGGGGCACAAAGGCCCCCATATCCTCATTTATGTCATTTGGTTATACCTGTCTGCCCAAAATTCATTGGCAGAAGGGGTACCACTAGCGATATTCGGGTCTCCACTATGAAGAACCGTAAAATCATTAAAGGTAGAATATGAATATGTAACACTCACATTACCACCACCAGCGTCACCACCACCATAATTCACAGAAGCAAGTTTATTCTTAGTACCAAGGTAAATACGAGTACCTTCACAAGTAGCAATACGAATAGTGCGGTCTTGAAGATTACCACCATCCGAACAAGCTGCGGTGCCCGTAGTATAAATACCATTTTCTGTTGCGGCAACCATATCACCAGAAGTAGAAGTTACTTCGATTTCACAGGTTACTTCAACAGGGAACGTAACATTACGAGTATAAGGACTTCTACGACCCAATTCATTAATCTCTTCACGACTAAAGTCGGTCGAAACAGTGATATTGGATACGTGGGCGTCATACTCACCAGCGTTACTTTCCTCATTAGTACCACTAGTTGAAATACCAAATACGTCTTGCGGGAGAATAGTCGCATCAGCATCAATAACAGAGCCGTTTACATCAGTGGTTAGACCAGTTGGTGTAAACTGCAAGTCCTGACGACGGTTAACACCACCAAGACCAATGGGCGAATCAGCACTAGCAGCACTGAAACCACCTTGGAAGGCAGGTGTTGGAAGATTGGGGTCGAGCAATCCATTAGGGTCAGGCATAGCAGCCCAAACCTTATCGTTGCCCACCAACGTAACATCTTCAGTAAAGTTACCATCTACAGGGAATGTATAGGATACTGAATTAACAAACAAACCAGACATACCTACAACAGAACCGGGAGTGCCTTCAGCGGCATCAGAGGTGTCTGAAAAGATAGATAGATTCACAAAACACTTGTCGGTAGAACGACCGGCAAGAGTTGGTATAACAGCATCTTCGGTTGCCATATGATAAATGAGAGGATAGCCATCGAGTACTTTAGACAGGGTTACTTCGATGTCTGGAATTTCTTCAATATTCTCATAAATCGACAACTGACCAAGTTCAAACACTTGCTCAAGATTAAAGTTAGTAGCAATACCGGCAGACTGTAGACCATGCACAACGCGAGCGGCTGGCATAGTATATGTCGCAGCGCTATCGCCCTGAATGCCTACTTGATGTGTAGCATAGTAAATTCTTTTATTATCACTACCTGCCATAGTTTATGTCTCCTTTAGAGATAAAGTGTATCTTAGATATTATACACCTGGGGTATTAAATATCACCCAAAACCACCTCCATGGTGGTCCTGACTACTCCCTGGTGTAATTCGGGGTTAATTGACTCAACTTCTGATATAATAGCATCTTTCATATGGCAAGTTTTCCACCTATAACCCCCAACTGCCGAAGTTTCCACTAATGTAGGATACATTTTGGGGTTTGCCACACGGTCTCCATCAATATCTAGGGGATAGTCGCCGCTGGCTATGAGGGCATTCACATCAAATAAATATATACCTTTATCACTCTGGGCTCTAATGGTATCCACAATATCATTACGGGTAAACCTATCTTGTGCCACAACATGGAATAGTACATCTTGTTCAATAACTAGAGAACCATTACCTAATTCATATCCACTAGACCTACCGCGAGGAACAGCCTCTAAAACAATAGCAGGTAACTGAACACGATGCTGAGCACCCTGTGACCAATCACCACTACTGGTAAGGGCAAAATGAGAATCATCGGGCCGAAAACTATTATATTGGAGTTCTCTAAACCATGGGGCATCATCTGCTCTGTATACCTGAACATCTCTATAGGCGTATTGGGCTTCTACAGTAGCAGTAGTAGATTGAGCGGTATCAAAAATAATGCGTCCTAACCCATAATTAACCGTATATTCAGAAGATGCTACGGGGGAACCACCAACCTGGACCGAAACACCGCTAGGATTATATGGGCCATCGCCTGTTGCCCCTAGATAGTTAACTCCGGTTTCCCAAACCCAGTCTTTACGCACACCTTCCCAAACGGTACCGGCAGTATAGCTAGGGTCGTCCACTAGTCTTAAATCACTAAAATCTCCACCATAAGCACCACTAGTGGGCATAACAACATCTGTCCAGGCTCCAATAGCTAAATGGGCCCAATCGTAGTAGGTTTTTAGATTAACCTCTAGCTGGGACATTAGTTTGCTATCGCCGTAATGCTGTACTAATTTAAATCTTGTATAGTCTGCTCTAGTCATTACATACTTACCGTTCTACTGAGTTCAGCATTGATTATATTTTCCATACCGTCAATTGATTGTAGTACTGCTCTGTTTGCAAAATTATTATCATCTGTACCACGAAATTCCACAGGAACACTCCAACTCCCTTTCTGTACCATGATTTGACCACCCGCACGACCGCGACCAGGAGCAATATGATAATCTGAAATGATAACTTGGTCTCCACGAAGTAACAACCATTCTAGCCAGGGGAGGTTTTCTTTCTTCTCCGTCGTGAAGTTGGCAGTCCTACGTCTTAAAACATCTACCCATCCAGCCTTAAATATACCTATCTGTATTCCACCCTGAATGCTATCACCAACTATTTTAATAGGTTTCAGAGTAACAAAAAGGCTTTGCACCCACACCTCAATGATGTCATCCATTCTTGCGGGACCATCTACCAAACCAAAGTGTTCACGTAAACTACCTGGGCCAGTTGCAACTAGAGCGGCATATTCAGGCTGTTCTTTAATGACCCTGCGTAACCACTCTTGTAATTGTTTTTTAATTCTAGGAACAGCAGCACGAAAACCCTTATTTAGTTGTTGAGATATTGCATTAGCCAGTTTACGTCCAAGCACATCCCTCTCTGTACCGGCAACCTTAATGCCAACATCTATACTAGCAAAATTTCTAAAGTTTGGCAATCCTCGACTGACCATTATGACATACGCTCCCACATTGTAATTACGTACTGCTCACCTATGCCACATAGATTGGGCTCGCCATCTCTTTGGAATCTGTGTTTTTCATAGTTAGACACATCGGTATTTAACAACACTGTCTTAGCCCGTTTAATCTTGGCGTAGGTAGTAATGTCTGAAATAGTTTGGGCAAAACCCCCAGGCGTCTGAGTGGTTCTATCTTGCCCACCAACATTAATCCAACTATCATAATCCCAAATAACCATCATGTGAATTTCTTCGGTTTGTTCATCTCCAATACGGCCCGCCCCATTACACATAGGGCAAGTTTGACCATTTGGGAAAGGTATGGGACCACCACTTTTATACCTATTACCAGACTTGCGACCAATAGGATTATACGTACAATTAGTACACGCATTCCATTTGGTGACACCATAATCTAACAAACAAGGAGCACTACACGCCCCCTCTTCTATGAGGGCATCAATCATGTTCTTATATATATTCTTAAATTCTTCGCTGATTATACCAGAAAAAGGATTAGTTGGCATCTTCTTCACCTATCAAAACTGCATTACTAGCTGCTAAAGTATTAATATCTGCATATTTAGCATTGAGTTCTTGGATAATTGGTTCTGTTAATAGTTGTTTGGTTTGCTGTGGGGTAATGGGAGACTTGACCTTATGTAGGTTCATACCATAGTATGTGTCGTCCTCATGAGTAATTTGTCTGACGTTCTGTGTATCGTATTTAAACTTTGGTAGTTCTAACCCTGTATGAATACTGTCTAATACTGTGTCTGGATGATTAATGAATAATTCATAAGGAACTATCATAAGCCTATCTTCTTTTCTCTGTATGGCATCTCTGACAATATTAATCGGATGACCAACCATACCAGCATCACTAAACCAAGCTTTAATTCTACCTTCTATTGTCACCTGGGAGGCTATCTCTGTTTCTCCACCATATGCCCAATCAACTCCTTTATTCCTATACAAGTGTTCAAAAGATGACCCAATATCGGCCACATTTCTTACCATCATGATAACAGTAATCTTCTCTTCCAAACACTGTTCTACTTCCTCAATATAGCGGGGCCAGCTACGATTCTTCTCAAATATTACCCTACCTCCCTCAAATTCGTCTTTAAAGTATCCACGTAAAAATCCCCCCATGGCGTTAACTATGCGGGGTTTTACTGTCTCTAATCCCTCGGCCTGAAATTCGGAAAACCCTTTCCAGGCATTCTGAGTGTTAATAAATAGTTCAATTAGTCCGCTAGTCGGAGTTACGTGGTGTGCTGGGTTTTGCCCTAACACATTCATTAATAGTGTCGAGCCACTCCGTGGTAAGCCCGCCACGAACACCATTCTTCCCATGTCCTATCCTTATTTATATATTATAGTATGCCTTGAGCCTTTCCAACGATTTCAAGGGCGTCAATCACACCATCAACGACATCATTAATATCACTATTAGCCGCTGATAATTGTTCAAGACTATTAATGCTTACTAGTTTTCTGTCTTCAGATACATCACTCAGTTCCCACGTATCGTTATCGCTATTGTGCCTACCTTTAATAAAGACTGCATCAGCACATGTGTCTCTGTCTGGATGTGCAGAAATAATTAATTCTTTTAAATACCACTTATCATAGGTCACTTCAGGCTGGGCGGGTTTAGTACTTGTACTTTCCGCATCAATTTTTTTAAAACCCATTATTTATCCTTTTATGTATATTTGACTTCGGTTGCTAAAACATGTGCCACCCAATTAACTTGTACTCCAGATGCTACATTATTACTTACCTGTATGGCTAGCGAATTATTACTGTTATCGCCCGATACTTGTGCTAAGTACGAAGCGGCATCTGTAGCAACAGAGGTTAATGCTTGTGGACTGCCGCCAACTAACGATACTGTACTACCAGAACGTTTAATAACACCTTCTCCTGTAAACCCAAAGGCAACATCAGCATCCCGTTCCTGACCGACTAACAGGATACTAAATACCCAACTTGTGTCTTGAGGAATAGTAAGTAATTTAGAGGAACCGTCTAAAAATAGCTCTGTCCAACTAGTGTCTGAGTGTGTCACATCATTTCTAGCAACAAACCGCGAAGATTGTGCTTCACCTCTACCCCCGGTAAAACTTCCAGCAGCAAAAGCCTGTTGTGCAAATTTATCTGTTTGAGCACGAGTACCGCCTAAAATAGTTCCATATTTTTCAGAATCCGCAACAGTATTTCTAGAACCACCAACAATAGTGGCATAATCAGAAGCACGAGAAGTGCTATATACACGATGTTGGAAACCACCAATAACTGTAGTTCTATATGCATCATATAATTTTTGGTTTTTGCCAAATACAATTTGTGATGCGGCACCAACTCTACTATTGGCATCAACTCCAACCATAATACAGTCTGTACTATTGACCGTTCCATTATATGAACCAATAATAGTAGTAGACGTTGAGCTTGCAGTATTTCCACGGCCACCCAAGATAACCGCTCTTTTACCAGTAGCCGTATTGTTGTATCCACCAGCAATAAATGTGTAGTCGCCATATGCTTGATTGCCAGAACCACCAGCAATGACAGAATATTTACCACTAGCCACCTGATTATTAGCACTTCTTTGCATTTGTAAGTCAACAGCACCTTCACCTCTGGCGTTACCACCATCGTCCAACATAAATGCACCATCACCATTAGGCTTCAATACCATATCTTGATTCGTAACATTAGAGGTAATGATATAGCTTCCCATGTTCAAATTAGCACCCAGTGTTGGGGTAGGGTCTTCAATAAGGCCTGTAATACCACCGCCCCCACCACTAGCCAAGTCTACAATACCCTGAACACTAATACGTCGTAGGGTTCCAGGGCTATCTGTCATACCCGTACCAGTAATAGCAATGAGAAAATCGCCAGTAGTAGCTGCTACTAGAGTTTGCCCCATGATATCAACATCTAAAGTACTACTAGTAGTAAGGTCTCCACCACCAGCTAATCCAGTACCCGACAAAATAAATACGCTAGAATGGTCTGTATGTTCATCAGACAAATAGTTTTGTAAGATATTATGGTCAATGCCCGTAGCATCTGCCGATAGGGTTATATTACCATCAATAGTACCCCCACCTTTTACTCCGCTGGCTCCGATAACAGACACAGCCGTATGGTCTATATGTTCGTTAGAAACAAAATTAGTAGTTTGGTCATGGTCTACATCTGAGTGATTTAAAGAAATGGTGCGAGATACATCAATATAACCACCTCCAGATAAAATACCGTCCCCGGTTACAAAAACAGTACTATGGTCTATATGCTCATTAGCCACATAATTCTGTAGGCTATCGTGGTCAATGCCCGTAGCATCTGCCGACAATGTAATATTACCATCAATAGTGCCTCCACCCTGGACACCACTAGCGCCTGTAACAGATACCGTAGTGTGGTCTATATGCTCATTGGACACATAGTTGGAAAGAGCATCATGGTCTATTTCAGAAGGTACATATACAAAGGTTAAGTCATTGGCATTCTCTATAATGTTAATACCTGTCTCTGGAATAAAAGAGCGGAATTCTAAATCCACACCTGTCTTCTGTTTGAAAACACCAGAACCCGTACCCTGATTAGATGCCGTATTAGCTTGACCAGCACTTCCACCAAGGGCATCAATAGCCTGTTTAACACGCAGTCCCGTAAATAGTTTGGGGGCAATGCCCGTACCGGCTTCGGCTTCGGCCTGTGTGATAATATCTGTACCTTGACCGGGACCATCCCCAGTATTAGAACTAAGGAGGGAATCAACTATATCAGTTAGTTGGTCGTTAAGAACAACCGCTGTAATATCGCCAGCATTATTTGTTGCAATATTAGCATCAATATCTGTATTTAGGTCTGCTCTACTCTTTGCCATTATAAATCACCATATGTTAGTGCGGTTCCACTGTTGTATAGGAATTCTTTTTCGTCATCTGTTATTAGTCTGGACCAGTATGCCGCTTCATCTACATAACCATCAACAGCAAATGTAACATCAATATTGCCATTGGAACCCATTGTAAAATCACCCGTTCCTTCAAACACTCCACCAGAATGTGCAGCAGTAGTATATCCACCTATTGGGTCGCCAGCCTTTGTTACTGAAATTTTTACCAAGTCGTTTACAGAATCATATGCTCCTACTACAAAGTACCATGTTTCTACTAGGGGCGAGGTTGGGTGTTGCGCTCTACCTAAACCTGCAAAAGTACCATCGCTAGTTACGTTAAATTCTAATTTTTGTCCTACTGTATTCATTTGCAATAACCACTCTCTTTGGTCTCCAGCAGGCAACCAAATACCAGCTATACTTTGAAAACTAGTAAGACTACCTGTTTTAAACTTAACCCAACACGCAAAAGTAAAGTCCGAATTACCGGGGGATAGGTCGTTAGCTGAAAGAGAGTGTATAAGTGTGTCATTGCTACCACGAGTAAATTCTACGGCATAATTAACACCATCGGCCCCAGTATCTCTGCCCGGAGCAGTAGCCACAATCGTCATATCTAAACCGTCATGACTATCTACTCTATTTGAAGTACCGTCTTCTTCTAGTCCCCAATAGGCAACCATTCCCGTTTTAATAGAGTCTGCGCTAGCCAACATGCCCCCTTTATAATAGCGAGGGTCGTCAAATCTATCTTGTAATGCTGTTGGAGTACCAGTTAGCCATACGTCACACACATTATTTGAAGCAATATCTAGTGGACTATAACGTGCAAAATCAGACCTATTATGACCAAAGCCATGCATAGTAATGGCTCCGTGGGTCGCGTTTGTGTTTTGGGTACCACTGGTATCAAAAATATCTAAAACTGTCATTACAAGTCACTATATGTTAGTGGTATTCCTCCGTTGTATAGTGCGGTTTTTTCTGCTTCGTTTAATAGTCTAGACCAAAAAGCCGCTTCGTCTATGTATGCATCTGCTTGGTCTCCTAGGTTTGAGTCTGCCCCAATAACAAAAGAGGCCAATCCCTCATAAACCCCATCGGCAAAGCTCTCTGTAGTATAGTCGCCACCGTCTACAGAAATCTTCATTAAATCATTATTGGAGTCATAAGAACCTATCACTAAATACCAAGTGTCTGCCGATAAAGAAGTACCATGAGATACGACACCATTTCCAGAGTCAGTACCATCTGGACTAATTTGCATTTTGATGTCACCGTCTCCTGCTCCATCATAATATATCTTCCACTCTCTGTTTGCCGGTGATACCCATATACCAGAAATTACTTGTGTTTCACTAATGTTGGCAGCTTTAAGATATATCCAACAGGCAAACGTAAAATCACTATCTCCGGGAGATACTCCATTAGTTGGAGAAAAGCTAGGAAGATTATTAGCACCACGAACAAGATTAATAGCATAATTCACACCATCTTTACTCAATACTCTGGCAGCATCAACAATAAGGCTTAAATCATTACTTCCATGAGAATCAAATCTTGTAGAGGACGCTTCTTCAAAAGCCCAATATGAAAGTAATCCAGTCGTTAAATCAACAACACCATTTTCACTACCCTTATAATATCTAGGATTATCAAATCTATCTTCGATATTAGTTGGATTACCAGTTGTCCAAATTGTACCCACATCAGATGTAGGTGTAGTATTTGGAACCAGCCTTGCAAAGTCTGACCTGTTATGGCCAAATCCATGCATGGTAATGCCGCCATGTGTGGCCGTAGTATTTTGAGTGCCACTAGTATCAAAAATATCTAATGAAACCATTAGCTGGGCGTATCTCCACTATAGTAACGTGGGTCATCAAATCTGTCTTCCAGAGCAGTAGGATTACCAGTTGTCCAAATATCGTCTAGAGTTGTGGTAGAAACATCTCCTGGACTATATGTGTCAAGCAAATAATCTTTTTGTCTACCCCCGGTGTTAACAGATACAATACCGTGTGTCGCTGTCCCACTAGGAGTACCGCTGGAATTAAAAATATCCAAAGGATATGTTGCCATTGTTATTTACCTTTCTTAATGCCTGTGTGTATGGTGTCCAAATCCATGGCCATGGCTAAAACTATCTGGATAAATAGAAGTATTACCAAAGTTTGTACTATGACCACGACCTGTAGGCAGACTTTGTGGGTCAAAATTATTACCAATAAACGGACTCAAAATTGCCTTGACAACACGTGTATCTCCAAACTGATGTTGGGTTTTTAGTGTTTCATATGCGGCACAGGGGCCAGATTCTAACAGTTCTTTAAAACCGTCTATATGTTTAAGTGTTCGTAATACAGCAGCACCACATCTAGCTTCTACGCCCGCCACCAATGCTTTAGTTCTAAAAGTACTCCAATCTGCTGTGCAGGCCGCTTTTAGTACTGTCAAATTAGTGTATGCAGGGTCTAATGTACTACTTACCGTTGGGTCTGGAGAAATATTAGGAACATCGATATTAATAGTATATGTGGTTGTTAAGTTAACTTCCTGCTGTACAAAGTGGGCGGAAACAACCAGTATTTGTTGTAGTCTTTTATCTGTATATGAATAATTATCCGAGTCTGTATCATTAATTAGAACACGGAGCATTGTTACCATTGTTTTATTCCACGCCATACTACTAAACCTTAAATTAAATTACAATGTACTGGTAATGTGCCTGTGTCCGAATACCACTCATGAGTACCCGTAGTTTCCACTTTTACTTGGTATTTCCAATCTCCTTCCACATCTAATAGTCCACTGGGAATGATATATGATACCTTACCGTCTGAACCATCTGTATGCAAAGAGCCAACGCCAGTAGCGGTGGTAAAATCGGGCTTACAGAAAATAAACGTCCAAGTATCGAAACCACTGGCTGTAGAGACATTAACGGGAACACCGTCGTCTAATACCGTGATGACAAGCTTGGTTCCAATATCTCCTACATGTAGTTCTTCTGCTGCCATTATAATATTCTCGTGTGGTTAACTTGTCGTTCTATTGTGCGAGAGTGTGTAACCATTTGCTCAATATCCAATTGGTGGGTTACACATTGTTCTATAGTGCGTGTATCGGTAACTATTACCACCGGGAGGGTAGCGGCGCTACACGAAGCTAGCCTCAAAAAGTCTGCACTAAAATCACAGTTAAAATCTTGAGACATATATTCACCCTATAATATAACAACTTCTAAACAATAATACACCTATCAGAAGTTTTGATAAATGTTCTAAATGACAACTTTTATAAACATAAAAAAACTGGCCGAGTTTTCACCCGACCAGTCTTTATTAGTCAGTAAGTAAACTTACATGCTCATCAAGATAACTCGACGATTGTCAAGAGCGGCAAAGCCATGCTCGGCCCAACCGTAGACACCGGCTCGTCTCTGACGATGAAGGGTATCATCCTCGAAGATTTGCACCTGCTCACGGATTGGCATCACAAAGCTGTCATTCTTGCTCAAGTCAAGACCAACCAAGATTTCTACGTCACCAGTCGGTACACTAGCAGCCAACTCGTTCTCATAGAACAATTGATATTCTTGACCTTCACCAAGCTCATCAATATCGTGCAAGTTCACGCCAAAGATGTTGCTAATAGCATTATCTTCGCGGGACACGAAAATCTGACGACGAGTGATTTCGTCAACTTGGTCAACATTCCAGTTACGAATATCTTCCATGCCTTCTGGGCTCAGATAGATATCAGTAAGTTTACCGCGATTATTGGAAGTGGAGTTACCACCACCATTACGTCGCATAACGGTCTTACCAAGGCTAACAAGGCGCTTAGTAAACTGACCTTGGGAAGCGTCACTATCAAGGACGACAATGTTACGGTCAACGCCTGCGGCGAGCAAGGTGTGCCAACCATCGTCATTAGTCTTCTTGACAAACTGACCTTCCATAACTTCAAGGGCACGACTAACTACATCCCAACGCGCATCACGAGCATACTTAAGGTTCCAGTCAATAGCTGCACCGATATCGTATGTTGGGACTTGCACATAGTCACCTTCCACATGTCGCTGCGGAATGTAACCATGATTAGGAATAGTGAATGCCACAAAGTCTTTTTCAGTTCCCGGCGCAAGGAAGTCTAGCGGGAATTCCGAAGTACTATTCGAGTCCAACTGAATGGGCTCAAAAATACCATCGAGAATATCACCATTAAGAATACCTTTACGCAACGGCAACTCAAGAGCCTTCGCAATTTCATGCGTGTTGTTCAAAGACTCTTCTTTATTCATAGAACCAGAAGCACGCAACACATCGTTAAGCATCTTTTGTTCTTCTGGTGTGAAGATTTCTCTATCAGCCATTATTTGCGTATCTCCTGTTTAAGCTATATCTACATCAACGGCAGCATAACCGTCTGAATCAACAATACTTCTCCAGTAACCAACTGTGCGTTCAGCAGGAAGAGTTACTGTAAGAGTACCATCGCCAGTATTGAAACCAACACCAGAACCGACAATGGGAACTTCCCCACTACCAATCGAGTTAGTCACAACTCTACCGCGAGATAGAACCGTTACCTTACCACCAATTTGAGTTTCATCTTTGTGCTGATTCAAATGCTGGCGAGTCAGGTCGAGATTAACAACGTCGTTAAGCAGGATACCAGCACAGTTACCAGCGCCAGTTCCGACAACATTGCCAGAATCGTCCAGAGCAACACCTGAACCAGAACTTACATGAACAACAGCAATACCACGAGTAGCAGTTTGATTCATAAAATAGCTAATCTCAGTACCGTCTGTATATTTTCTATCTGGTTTAAGAGCCATATTTAATTATCTCCTTCTTCGCCAGAATTTTTACCACGTTTCTTCTTACGAGCTTCAAGAGCCTTAGCAATTGTATCTCGTATACTAGCTTCAGCGGTTTCAGTATCAGAATTGACATCAACATCTTCTTCAGTTGCCTCGGCCTCTTCCAAACTTTCATCGCTAGCGTTTGCGTCATCAACTTCCTCATCTTGTTCATCTTCGGAAGTTTCACTACCCTCAGTGCTTTCAACATCGGTATCAGCATTGCCTTGAGTAATCTTGGCAGCTTCAATAAGGTCTTCAGCAAGAGCACTAAACTGGTCTTCATCAAGATTAGAGAATTTTTCCACCTTGGCTTCAGCGGTTTCCTTATCAATCTGACCATCTACTAGAGTAGAGATACGATTGGCTCGGACACGCGAAGCTTCAGCTTCAGCGACTTTAGCTTCTGCCTCTGCCTTACTCTCAGTTAGTTCGTCAACCTTGGTGGTCAACTCTTCAACCTGAGTATTAAGAGAAGCAATTGTACTATCATCTTCTTCTTTAACCTTATTGGCAGCTTCTACTTGAGACGCTAAATCAGATATTTGAGTCTCATACTGGGCAATGTCTGCCTTAGCAAGCTTGTCGGTCAATGCAGCCAATTCAGCTTTCATTTCACGAACTTCTGCTTTGGCATCATCCAGTTGAGTTTTCAAAAGTTCATTTTCTGAACTCATATCGTCTTCTCCAATCAAGTTATGATTATTATTTTCAGCCCTAGTCCACCACAAATTATCATTAGCATATGAATTAGTGATAGAATTACCTGGGCTATACGACATAGATACACCATTATTTCTAATAAACGGATTTTCTTGAATAGCAGAGGCAAAATCAAAATTTACTGAAGCCTTACTAAAAATAATACTCTCAGGATTGGCTGGCCTGTCTACATAGCCTTTCCCAGAGAAGGTAATATCTTTTAGAAAACGACCTACTTTGTAGTCTTGATATTCACCTGTGCCGCCATAAGCACACAAATGCTTAGTTAGAAATGCGCTGTCTTCATTGCGCGGAACAACAAACGAACTGCCATCCGACGCAACAACAGCATAGTTAAAACCAGAAAATAAACATTCCATAGAAACGTATTTTTCCCCGGCTTCAATTTTTTCAATCAGATTATTAGTACGCTCAATTAATTTTTCATCTTCCCAATTTGTATATATAACTGCCGAATTACACAAATGATATACATTTGGTAAGTCCGACGCGATTGTATTGTCTGGAATAATATTTCCATCAACATCCATTGCCCATGTTTCTTGCATGTGTCCAACAATTTCATGCTCATCATGCTCTAGATTAGTAGGCTTATTACCAGGAGTATTTCTGGCAGCCCAAACCTCTGAGGCTCCAAACACATCATCATTCTTATTCCAGTTGGTTGTAACCAGAATAGAATTAGTTGGATACAGGTCAGAAAATGTAGAAGCCCTAGCTAACATCTCTGGTGTGAATAGAGACGCACAAGTGCTTTCATTTGTGGACCAAGATGTAAGAGGCGCTGCGTATGCAATAGAAGCATTGGCTTTAATAACTTCTGTTAAACCGGCTTCGGCCTCTGCTTTATAGACTGGAATATCTTTCATAATAGGATATTACACCACTTTAGTTACGAGTCTTAAAAAGTGCCTTAGCAATGAGTTCTGTAGATGGCTTATTCTGAGGTGTTCGGGAAACTTCCACTTTTTCCGAAGCGGAAACCCTAGTCACCACGCTCATCTCTTCCTCATCGTCCGTTTCTACTGTAGTAACATCTACATGAAACTTATCCTCTTCAAAAAAGTCTTTAAAGAACATGGCCGCAGTCACATTATCTACTGCCTTACCATCCATAGTCACCTTAAGAGACTTCTCTTTGGTATCTAGTTCAGCTACAATCTTCATCTATATCTCCTTTATAAGCAGCATATACAGCAGCTTGAATTCTATGCATTTCATCGATAGTGAGTTTTCTATCTAGATTACTGGATATGTAATTAGCCCACTCTTTGCGGGTTTGTTTAATCTCTGTGGGAACCCCACCCTTGGATACGGCTGCTAAAACAGTATCCTCATCAACAATTTGATTGGGGTTTAACTGACACAAGACTCCAAACTTAATGTTTTCGGCCTGTGTTTGTTCGTCGGAACTAAGAGACCGCATATTCTTCTTATTGAAGGTCTCTAGGATAACTGGATTTAAGTATTCTGCCAGTGCGGTTTGAGCAGCATTAGCCCACACTTCAACAACAGCTTTGCTCTTGGGCTTAAATGTTTTCTCTTTGCGTTTGGTGGAATCCTTAACATTTTTAGGTCTTCCGGGTTGCCCCTTCTTATTAGATGCGGGCGGCTTACCACCAGCCTGCCTCATTTCAAGACCGGCCTTCTCGCCCTTCTTAGGCTCTGGTAAATCCAATCCAACTTGGAAGGGGGTAACAACACCACTTTGCAACGCAATCTTCTTAAGAGATAGTTCAAAGTCGGCATCATGATATGGACCGGCCTTCTTAGTCATACGTCCAGCGTCACGCTCACGTTGCTCCCGATTAGTGCGAATACGCTCAAGTTCAGGATTATGACCAAAGTGGTAATTGAGTAGCTCATCACTGATAACACCACGGTCTGCAAGGTCAATAGCCAACTTAAGCTGACTCTGAACATCTCCCAGATTGGCATGCTCGAACTCTACGGTAGCCGGGAATCTAAAGCCCATGGCCTTCTGCACAGCCTTAATTTCCTGATTCCAGAATCGCGTAAGTGCTTCCCGCCCATACTCCAACCGTTGTATAAGAGTTTGTAGAGATACAAAGTTATTAGTAGTACCCGTAGCTCCACCAGTACCCGTTAGAGTAGGAGGAATACCAAGACCAGCATACATAGCATTAAGTGTAGGTATATACTTTTCCTCACCTAAAAACTGGTGAACAGAAGTCTTACTTTCAAGCATCTCAATATCTGGACCCCACACGATATCCATGGTTCCAGCCCCAACATGATTTTCTAGGATATCTGCTAGGCGAGATGCGGCGGCGGCGGTAGGAACTACTTTATGCTCCAAGTTACCAATCTTGAAGATACGGATATTAGAAATAGCACCGTCTAGAGCAGCGGTATCTGCAAGTTGGAGTTTTTCAAATAACTTGACACTCTTTAGAATAGAATGAATCATGGGGAGAGCCCATGTTTGCCAGTCATCTTTTTTATAGTGGTATACAAAGGTCTTATCGGGGTCCAACAGAACAGGTGTGCCCTTCTTGGCGCTTTCTTTAAGTTCTGCTGGTAGCTGTTCTACAATCTTGTGGTCGGCAGATGTTTTAGGGGCGCTAATAAGTCTGCGGACATTACTAGGAATCCTGATAGCGTAGAGAGGTTTGCCCACAAAAGAAGCCAGGGGGCCTCCCACGATATGAACCATAGTAGGATTATGAAAGACATATTGCCATGGTATCTCGTTAGGTTCTACATTAGGCTGCTCAATTTTCATATCCGGCTTAGCAATGGACTTCATACGGTCTTGCTGATTAGCACCGGGAACTTTTGCGGTCTTTCTACGGACAACAACATTGCCGTGTCTATAGAATAAGTTCATAAATCTTTCTGAGCGTTCTTTTCCGCTAACCTTGTCAAACCACGTTCGGAAAAACTTTTCCACTCTTTTGTTAGGGTGAGATAAACGAATTCCTTGGCAGGCGAAATCTCCCATTAGGTCAATAACATTGCGAATCAAACCTACACTTTTATAGGCGTGGTCACACTGAATAATGCTATCCATGGCGCTGGTAGGTAGCGCCTCACATGGGCGATGATAGTCATAGTCTCGCCGTGTAAGTCCGGGTCGGCCTGATACGTTAGTATCTAGATTAGAGTAATCGTGAAAAAAACTGGCCGAACTTCTCTGGACCCCAGAATATTCGTTAGTGGCTAAGCTAAGTTGCCTAAATGCTGTAGCCTTTTCATCGTCTGAACCCCAGCTAACATACATCTCTTTGCCTTCATGAGCAGACTTAGTTAACATCTTACTTCTAGGATATTTATTAGACTTATGAGACATTTATGAACCTAATAGAATTGTAATGCGATTGTTTATTCACTTAATAGTATTATACACAAATTTTACTGTTTTCTCACTATACCACGACCAAGATAAGATGTGTCCTGGTTTTCAGTTAGCCATAGCGGGCCACTTTGATACATGTTTCCCGAAGTGTCTCTGTGTTTAATATCTCCGGTAAACCCACCTATAACTTCATACTCGGCTATAGTAGGTGTCCTTTTCATCTGTCTCGCAATCATATTTGCAATAATAAGTGATGAATACCTATCTTTTCTTAGTCTCCCCTTCTTACCGCTTTCAAGCTTAGTCTCTGGGGTATCCCACCTATCTCTAGCCCCTTGACCAGTACCAGTACGAGTCATAACAATAGTGGTCAACTCATCCTTTAGTTCCTCTATTTCTAATACAGCGTCTTCAAGCGTGTCATAAATAGTAAGTTCTTTACCGTGTGCTTTACGATAGTTGTCTTCCCGAATCTTATCTTCAGCAATAGACATCTCTAGGGTAATACTATCAAACCGTGGGAATAGTAATACTTTATGCTCTAAGTCTGTACGTAAACCGTGGTTAGCTTCTGCTGTCCAATCCGACTTGGCAAACTGCACCATTTCTAGAATGTGAAGTCCCGGCTCATTATCTGTATCCTTGGGTTTGTTATCATCAATAACTTCCCAAATAGGTAGTTCTCCAGGCTGAAGCTTATCCATATCATGTAGGGCTTCTGCCACCGCAATACCACCACCCTGAGCATCTATACCAATACGCTCACAGGGAAACGCCCTCATTAGCTCACGTATTTTTCTGGCTGTATATCCGTAAAAATCGTTAACGTCCGTAAGGCCCGCCTTCACTCTTTTCTTGAAGTCATCACGATTAGTGGTCCATACATATACAACACGAGAATGGTCTTCATGAAGCTCTATAACGACAATAGAGAAGTTATCGGCCTCAGAAGCAGGGTCCACCCCAAATACATATTTAAGATTAGGATTCCCTCTAGTAGCCGCATCAAAGTATACAGGGCCAGAAGGTAGGTTGACAGGCTCGGTTTCTGAGGTTACACAGGATTCAATAAGACTTCTTTTAAAGAACCCATCACTATCTGTAACAAAACAGCACCCATATTCCTTGAGATAGATAGCACTATGAACAGTAGCCTTAGCTCGCATGACCACTTTATCATCCATAAAACCCTTGGGAATTCGGTCATAGGGTATGCGGATAACGGCATAATCTTTATAGTTGAAGTATTCAGCGTCTTCTTCTGTGAAGTCTTCCCCTAGGAATCTGCGGACCTTCTCTAAATCACCCTTACTTCTAATAAAAGAACAATACCTTTTATGGTAGTCTGCAAAATGATTGAAGGAATAGTCGGCAGTACCAGAGATAATAGCTTGGTTGCCCGTTCTCTGTAGGAAGGCAGACTCTCGTTCAGAATTCCATGAGCCCTGGTCAATCATCTCTTTACGTCTTGCATATTCTTTAACATTACCCACAGGGTCGCTAGACACGGCGGCAAAACCGGCAATAACCGTTTCATAAATATCTGGAGAAATAGAGGCAAATTCATCCGATATTACAGTGGTAGCACGCAAACCACGAATCTTACTATTATGTGAACAAAATCCATTTGCTGTATATACATGGTCTTTAGGAACATGTAAATCGTAAGTATGGGCTTCTCCATCTTCTATACTTATTATTTCATCGTAATAAACATCCCGCTCATTAAGCTCTTTTAATTTTTCTACAAAAGGGTCACGCCCATGATATTTTCTACAAAATTTTGCAGCAAGATTTCTAGTTACTTCTTTTCTATCTTTAATTTTACTAGCTACAATACTCCTATCGCCGCTTCTACTATATTGAGAGGCTATAGATACCATAGCATCCCTAACGCCAGGAATGATGTCTCCAGCACTAACATCTCTAACCTTGTCTTCAAGACTATCCTGCAATACACTCTGTTTTCTATGTAAGCCAAAGCCAATTAGGTTTGCAAAAATTTTCACATCTTTACCAGTAATTAAAAGTTCATAGATAGTATTCCAAGATTTGTTTTCTTTTCTATTCCTACTTATTTTACACGCAACAATTCCATAATGTAAAAGAATATATTGCATTTGGTCAACAAGCTTTTCGGAAGTATTAGTAAAACCAACAGTTATGCTAGTTCCGCCTTTGGTTGTGGAAACCTGCACATGACCATCCGTATCATATAAACCACGCAAACATGCCGACATATTTTCTCTAGAGTCTGACATAATGGTTGATGGTAAATATTTATCTATTGTGTAACACTTTTTCATTCCGTGTTTATCTAACCAGTTTTGTCTCTCTTCTTTACTATTTAGATTATAATGTACACTATCTCCACAGGGTTTAAAATCTTTTTCAAATGCATAATTTAAGGCTTCTACTAGCTCTATATCTTTGGTGGCAAATCTTAAAAAATATTGGTTGGTCCAACTTCCATCTCCTATCAATAACCCAAGAGCATAAGCCTCTTCCTTTGTCATTTTATCTTGTCCGTTATGCCATCTATATGACCTATCTATAAGAATTCTATCTCCAATGGTCATATTATCTGCTCTACACCATTGGATTTCACCATTACGTAAAATTTGCATTTTATGGTTATGTGTAGACTCAAAGTGAAAACCCTTATTTGTCACCACTTTTTTAGTTGGTTTATATCCATTATAATAAGCCTCATCAGACTTTCTAAATGCTCCTTGACCAGAAATTGACTGCCCCCACACGTTTTTAGAACGTTTAACGATTTTTGGAGTTTCGTCTGCGGTAGGACGACCTACATCGTTTTCAATTGTTGTAAATCCTTGGGAACAAAGGACTTGAGTACCTCCAGAGAGACAACCATCTCCTAATGGAACAGCCGCAGCCCAATTTTCGTTGATATACATAGTCCAACGGTCGTTGTCATGGCGGGGTCCACTAGTCGTAGAGCATATAGAACGTAGAATAGGAGCATTACGCCAAATGGTTTCCATGTACTCAAAAATAATCTTAGACTGTCTAAAAGCAGCACCAACCAAAACAATCTTAGCACCCGGAGTACCGTTTTCGTTGGTAGGAGTGAGGGCCAGCTTGAGCATGGTATATACAGCAAGCAAAAATGATTTACCACCACCACGAGACATCATGAAGATAGAGAAGGGGCGGTTCCACAGTTCTTCTAATACTGCGGCTTGAAAGGGCAATAGGTCAATACCTAAGAATAGCTTAGCAGACAACCATAGATAGTTAGTGTCTGTAAGAGCCCGTAATTCGTGGACACCGGGGTTCTTCTTATCCCAATCAGTTCTATTTAGAAGGGGATTCTTAGAACGGGGAATTTGTATTGCCGACGTATCAATGCCGGTCCAAGCATCATCGTGCTTGTTAAATTTAAGAGTCTGTTCCATACTTCTCCGTAATACGTTTCATTAACTTCATAGAAAACATGGCGGCATTATCTACATCCCCGGCAAAAATCACGTTTACGTCGTGCTCTATACAAAGTTCAGAAATACGCCTCATAATAAAGGGGCCTTTGGTTTTGAGTTTACTCCACATTCGCTTAGGCACATTAGAACCCTGTGGATAAGCCATGATATCGTCTATGGAAAATTCTAGAATGAGAAAAGAGTGGGGAATTTCTTCCATCCTTTTGAGTTCTTTCTCAAAACGTGCTTGACACACGTTCTCCGCTAGTTCCGACACATTCTGTTTACGCTCTATACACAATTTGTCTTCTAAACCAGCTAACGAATAATCGCCTGTATCAAGCTTCGCTCTAGTTGTTTCTACCCCGGAAAAAAACCACGGTTTCTTTTCTCTGGTGTCTATTATGATATGCATTTACTTATTTTCGTTTTGTATAATAATTCTATCGAAAACCTCTTGATAGTAAACTTCCTGTCCCGATATCATTTCGTGATGTTTTCTACAGAGGGTAATACCATTACGTCTTTGGAATCTAACCAGCGGTTGTTCCGCCCAACCTCTTACATGGTGGACCTGTAATCTCTTACGCTCTTTACAGTCGGGCCACTGACAGCAGTACCCATCTCTCTTTTTTACTTCTTTTCTAAACTTGATGTATTGAGGGTCATCAAAGTTGCGGGATTGCGGTCTTACGGGGAATTTCCGCCTGTGTCTGCGATAAGTCATGGGAAACCATTTCTTTCACTAAATCTTCAAAACTATAACTAGGTTTCCATCCCAATACTTTTTTAGCCTTGGATGGATTACCACATAAATAGTCCACTTCTGAAGGTCTGAAGAACTTGGGGTCAATCACTACATAGTTAGACCAATCTTCGATGCCTATCTCTTCAAAAGCAATATCCAAAAACTCTCTCACACTGTGTGTTTCCCCAGACGCTACCACATAGTCATCTGGCGTATCCTGTTGTAGTGTTAGATACATTGACTCAACCATATCGGAGGCATGGGACCAATCTCGATATGCATCTAAATTTCCTAGTCTAAGCTTAGGAATTTTACCCAATCTGTCATAAATATAGTCGTCGTCAAAATGTGTGACATGACCATAGTTTTGTGCTCGAAAGTTTGCAATCCACCGAGTAATCTTGCGGGTGACAAACTTATCTCCACGACGGGGGCTCTCGTGATTAAATATCATATTAGAGCTAGCATGAATTCCATAAGCCTCTCTATAGTTTTGTACTAAATAGTGGGCAGCCAGCTTAGCCACAGCATATGGGCTCCGTGGATGAAAAGCTGTATTCTCATCCTGATATTTATTTCCATCTCCATCAACACTATAATTACTACCAAACATCTCGCTAGTTGAAGCTTGATAGAACCTTGTGTGTGGAGATTCTCTACGAATAGCTTCGAGTATATTTAAAACACCAATATAATTAACGTCTGTTGTATGGAGTGGTTCATTAAAGCTAGTTTGAACATGAGACTGAGCCGCGAGATTGTAACATTTATCAGGCATAAATTCTTTAATGAGTCCACTAATCGAAACATAATCTGTCACATCTCCTTCTCTAAAAACAAAATTAGGATTAGATATAATATGAGATAGTCTATCTGTATTATTAGTACTACTTCTACGGGAAATACCTATAACGGTATATCCTTTGTCTAATAGTAACTCTGACAAATACGAACCATCTTGTCCTGTCACACCTGTAATCAGGGCGCTTTTTTTATCCTCTGACATATACATTTGTCCTTATTTTGCAAATCTTGGTTTGTGTTGATTAACAGCTTCATTCTTGCGTGGAACATAAATACCAGTACGGCTTGTAGTGCCTTTAGAGCCACCTTCTATATTAAGTTTATTTTCCTTTGTCTCAACACTTTCTGGTCTAATAGCCCTAGCATTAAGTACGTGTCTAGTAGAAGAATTATGTCCGGGTAGCTCAGCAAACTTCTTATCAAAGTAATCTTCGTGTACTTCCACAGCCTCTTCTGGCTCAAACTTTTCTACCAGACTTTCAGGAGCAAATACTTCCTCTTCTTCGTCAGTTTCTTCTATCTCTTCTTCGGCCATAGCTTCTGCTACAGCTTCTTCTACCTCTTCTTCAAGAGTTTCTTCCACCTCTGCCACAACTTCTTCAATAATATCATCTTCAACCATAGCATTGTAAAGAGGGTCTGGTTTCACAACTTCTTTTTCCTCTGCCTGCTCGGCCCGCTCTTGAAGCTCCGATAAATCTCTAGCTTGTTTATCTGCCAAACTAGAAATAGTGCTCTTAAAGCTGTCCATATCTTGCTCTGTCATAATTGGTTTATTATCCATGGGTTTTCCTTATTAAAACTTTTGTTCTAATGTAAAATTGTGTGCTATATCTATATATTGAATACTGTATGGTCTATGACCATTAATAATTATATCGTGTAAAATAGAGCTAACTGGTTTATTATTTGATAGACGTATATCAACTTTACCAGGAATATATCTAACTTTATTACCTGGGGGTTTTACGTGTATAGGAGGTTCATAACACATATTACTCATCGTCTCCAACGGTTTCTGGACTTAAAAAAGGTCTGTCCACAGTATCATCGGCATATTGGTGCCACTCTGACAAGTCTTCCTTAGCCTTATCTTTTGCCATACGCATTAACTCCGCTTCTTTACCTAGGCGCTCTCTAAGCCTCTCGTCTTCGAGCATTCTAAGTATTCCGGTAAAACTAGTATTACCGTCTTCTAATCGTTTGATTCGTTCATCTCTTGTTGCCTTCAGAGACTTATCCAAGAACTTACGCTCGTTAAGCAACGTAGTGTGTTCTTTAGTAAAAGCACTAATTGCCGTTCTAGAAAAAGCCACCTGAGTCTCTAGACTTATAATCATATCTTTATCCCGCACCTCTACAGACTTAGCATACTCTTCATCTAAAGACTTCTGAATCCGCTCTAGGTCTTCTTGGTGAACCCGCCGCTCTTTCATGGACCTATCCATAAGAATTTCAATAACAATAAGCTGTTTAATACTGAGTTCTTCAGAGTAGGTAACATCTTCACGAAACTGCATATAAAGATTTGACCACGTACTAATAAAATACGCTAGCTCATTCTTTGTAAGCTGGGCCTTTACTTCCGGCCAATATGGCTTAATGGTCAACTTCTTTTCCAAAATCGCCAATTCTTTTTCTTCTTCTTTATTATGTATATGAAGATTATTCTGTTGGATATACTTTTCTACAGGATTAATACTACGATTGAGATTGTCCGCTATCTCCTGTACCGTCATTTCGTGTACATTACGCTGGATATAGTTTTTATCTTCGGTGCTTAATGCGCCTCTTTTACGTGTGCTCAACTATAGTTCTCCAATATCTTGTCGATTGCCTCTTGTACTTTAATCCGCTTATTTTTAGGAACTTTGATACCATAGCGAATTTTTAACCAAGATTTACGTATATCAGAATCCGTAAGCTCTCTATCTATGATATCCAGTATCTCTTTATCTGCTATCTTTTCTTCTGTGCAGGTATTATCCTTCATATTGTTTTCTTGCTCGTCGCGCACAGAATGTATTTCAATAGGATGCATTAAATTATGCTTAGCCTCATTACGATAGTACCAATTAGAATACCACTTGCATTCTAGCTTATCACTATATAGTTCACAGGAATCGGTTTGTGAAGTATAGCATTTAAGGGGGCATGAGTGACACGGTAGATTGGGGCGGCGATAATTATCCCGCTTATAGTTAAACAAGCGGTTTCGCACATGTGTCCACAGAAAGTTCTCTAACGGTCGTTCTTTACCGTTACTATCAATGGGCTCATATTTATTCAATCCCTCTAGAGCGAATATATGGGCCTGCTGTTTAATATCCTCCGCTTCATGATACCCAAATCTAAACTTATGAGCAAGTCTATTGGCTACGTTATCCATTACATCCAAGACTTCTTGGGTGGTCATTCCATCGGGCACATTCATTCTTGTGTAGCTTCTTCCTCACTACGTTGTAGAAATGCTTTGGCCTTTTCACTATCTGGGTCTGGGATATTAAGTTCTTCTTCTATCTCGGCTTTCAAACTAGCAGTTGCCCTAGTTTTTAGCTCAGAATTGACAAAAGTTGACTTTTTCATAAAATTCTCCAAAAAAATGTTGACGTTTGCCATAAAGTGGTCTATACTTATTATACACGAGGCAGAAAAGAAATTCACCCGATATACACCATTTTTTGAAAATATAGGAGAAAAAAATATGAATAACAAATGGACAGCATCAGAGAGGCAGTTTATCATTGATAACGCTGATACTATGAAGGATAGAGAAATCGCTGCCATTCTAAGTAAGGCTTCAGGCCGCGCTATTACTCTACAGGCTGTACGTAAACAGCGTCAAAAGCTTAATATTAGAAAGAAACCAGGACGGGCTGTATGTGGAGTTATTGAACAGGAGGAATATACTAGCCACACCCTACCACAACCAAATCAGGAGTAGTCTAATGCTAGAAACAACACAATATGTTCTTCATCGTTTGCTTTTCTTGTTAGGAGTGCTAGCCATAGTATATCTAGCAACCAAGTTGACAAATCTACAACAACAGGTTGCAGACATAGAAAAACAACAAACTATGGCAGAATCAGATATAGGCGCATTAAAATCGCACATATTAACCAATATTGTGTTGAGAAGGATGGAAAAAAATGCTGCCCAATAATGAAAAAATAAGAACTACCAATATAGCATTACGCAAATTTTCTGGAGCGTCTATAGGTGCTCTTTTTGTAGCCACACATAAAGATTTAAGAAAACCAATACACAATTATTCCTGGCCACTAATTCATATGTTTACAAGGTGGTAAAATGAATAGCATTCCCCCTTTGAGACAATACTATATTTATAGAGATATGTATTTTAACAAGGTTGCTGCATGTATCATTCTTGAGGATACATATTCCAAATTAAGAAACATACTTTACAGTGTTTTAAATCGTCACATACACGTTATGATAAGTCATACATTAAGAGGATGGAGATAGTATGAAACTAGTTAGAGAAGAGTGGGTTGCTGTAACCCAAAGTGTATAATATATTAGTCTAAAACGAACACCACGGAAGATACTAGTGACCAATATATTAGAATTGGAATATCAGTTTAAAGAGCTAGACCGAATGTTCCAACGCTTGCTCAGACAGCGTAAAAACCCCACCCTTCTTAAGTTCTATGGTAGATGTATAGCCTCTCTTAGGAAAGAATACTATAGTCAAACAGGAAGGTATCTAAAACATGAACCCGTATTTACCCAGCACAAAATACTTTAGTCCACACGTGGATTATTATGTGAAGGTACAATATCAAATTTTTACTGGAACTTATAGCAAAGTAACGGATATAACACATTCTCTAAAAGATATAAGATTCTTCATCGGATAAGTATAGGATAAACACAATGAAAACTTATGGGAATGAAATACGAATAGAACCCCTGTATATGTACGAGCGCATACACATTAATCTTTTTGATTCTATAGAAGCAATATTTGTGAGAAGTGTAGCAGAAGCATTTTGGCCTATTTATGCAGGAATGAGGAATTTATGATGGAGAGAGTAGAATATCATTTGCCATCATACGATTCTATTTGCGTAGACGAGTACATAGTAGATACTGAATCAAAAATGATATTAACAGAACGTTTGTGGCTTAATATACAAAATATCTTTGAGCCTATTCATCAATACACATGGCTAGTATGCCGGAAAGGATATGAAAATGAACGCTAAAGAAGAAGCTAAATATTGGAAACAACAATACTATGAATTGAGAGAGCAGCGTGGAGGTGGAAGTATCTGTGTAGAGACTGCTGATGTTCCACATATTGAGGATGGTGATGAGGTAGAACAAGTAGCCGCCTCTTTGAGACGGGCCTTTTGGGGCGAGTGTAAACCATGGGAAAACTGCTGTCAGCAACCGGCATGGAGACAAGTGGCTAGATGGGCTATAAATTGGAAAGGAAAATAATAAGGAAAGAGAGGGTGAGTGATGACGCACGATGATTACAGAATCGGTAAAGTCGTTGAACTGATGCGACAAGTTAGGGAGCCGCAGCGTCACAACGAAGTTGGCATTGCTAGGGCAATCATTGACGCTCTGGAAGAACAGTCGCCGCTGGTGGTGTCGATGGGGCAGGTGGACAAGATGCGGCAAGACATGTGCAACGTGCCGACTCGTGGCACGATGGTTTCCGCACTTACCGCCGCAGGTTTCCAAGTAGAAAGCGAGGGTGAGTAGATGGTGTCTAAGAAGAAGATGCGGCGGAAGGTGTGCAAGGTTGCCACGTTCACTGGGAATGGAATGGCTGGCACCCTGACCACCCGAATAGACAAAGGGAAGGACATCGACAATGCCATGAGCGCGATTCGTCAAGTGCTAAAGGATGCCCGCATTGGCGACCAGATAAACGTCGATATCGGGTGCATGGCAAAAGACGAATACGACCGCCTTCCCGAAATGTCATAGAAGAGGAATAATGTATATCCTGTGGTTTATATTTTGCTTCCTGTGCCTGTTTGTTACACCCATACTATGTGTAGCAATGGAAATATACGCACTTTACAAGAGTGACAAGGAAATGGTTGAGAGAGCAGAGAGACGAGCAGAACTTGAGAAAAAACTATAGAAGATAAGGAGAATCAAAATTAGTATTCTATTCTATCTTGGTCTTTTAGGTGTCACCCTATTTGTTGCAATGGTGACTTCTATTGTTATAGAACTAATCTCACCGAAATATGAGTCTGTATTTACAGGAGCAAAACTCTGCATTACTGATATACTAATATTTATGTGGTCGGGGGCCGTATTTTTCTTTATGGCATTTCAGGTTCCTAAAGATACAGCGGGGGTCATATGTTTTTTTGGGCTTATCAATTTGTATATGTGGATAGGATTTATTCTAGTACAACACTTTAGTAAAGAAGACGAAAAATGGGGAATAGGTGAAAATGATGGTCATGCAGGGGTTTGGCCTTTCATGCTAATACATATACTTATAATACGTATTCAAAGAGTATATTACAAGTGTCGAGGTAAAAAACTATTCTTTGGCAGGTGTTGGAAATGTTTACAATTTAATAAAGTACTTTTAGACCTAGAAACACAAGACAGGGCTCAATGTGCTTGTTGTGGTTGCAGAATACAAGGCCCCCACTATGAATAGTCAAGAACAAAAATTTTTTCACCATAAGATGGACGAAGGCTATAGATTATGGGATACTGGTATTGCAAAAATTCAACATACCTTCCCAAGAAAGTACAATCTAGATAAACATCCAGGCTATATAGGGTGGCCCGCTGTATCTAGATGTATAGTTCATATAGACAACATGGTATTTCATGAGTCTTTAAGATAGGTATTTAAAAGCCCCTTTGGGCATGAAGGAAACCCATAATGTGGATAATGTGGATATTAGGATTTATAACGGGCTCTGTTCTCACAGCCTGTGCATATAAACTTTATGAAGACTACAAACCGAAACCCACCCGCCCTTTTACACGTACTATAAAAGGCAAGGCTAAAGAAGCTATTAAACCGGGAACCCCGGTTGTTATGGATGAAGACGGTTGTTATCGTCCCGCTAAAGAAAACGAAAACTATAGATGGGTTGCAGTTACCAGTGAATCCGGCCCCACCTCATATGTGGATATGATAGTATGAATACAGAATGTTATGCCCTACAGATACCATTACCGACCTCAATGGAACACCCACAAGTAAATAAAGAAATTATAGATGTTTTCTTGTATGGACATTTAAGAGAGCCTCTATATTGGAGTTTTGATTATGCTGATACTATTTTGGATTACGCTATAAAAAGGAGATAAATAATGTTTACTGATTCTGTTCTATTTCTTATAGGTGCGTTCGTTTTTGTTGCAATGTTTGTTGTTGTTGCTAGATACGTATATATTAAAGATGGCGAACGAGAAATGTCCGAAGAAATTTCCGAAGAAATGTATTCTACATTAAATGAATGGATATTGTTACAACCCAGTATTGTAGACGACAGACCAATAACCATACCAGTAACTTATTATGATTACGATAAAATACAAGAAAGGTATGAGAATAAGATAAAAAACAATAGGAGGGTTAACTTGCTAAATACTATTAAAGAAGCTAGAGAGAAAAACGCATGAATACTTGTAGAATACCAATTATTGCACAATGCTCACTCACTAGAAAAGAACTAGTGCATGATGGAGAATTGTGTCTCCCAATAGGTACTCTACTATATACTTCTAGTCAAAATCCCCTAATAATACATATGGGTCTATCCAGTGACCTAGTAGTTATATCTCAAATTTGGCCCATTATAACAACATCATTAAGCTCATGAATACAATATGGCGTAAATCCAGAGGTGCTTTGAGACCACAATATTTTAATGAAGTAATCTATTATCTATTACCTTGGGAAATTCAAATGCAATTTTCCAAGTGCTGTTTACGACAACATATGATGAACATTAACAGAACAAAAAACACAATTAAGGAGACATTTGAATGAGTGCCAACCGCATCATAGTAGACGTAGATGGCGTCATAGCCGCTAAAACCACCGATGGTGACTATGCCAACGCCGCCCCCCTTCCTTACGGGATTGCCCAAATTAACGCACTCTACGACCGGGGATTTGAAATTTATCTTTTTACTGCCAGATACGGCGACAGGGAAAACGGCAACTTAACCAAAATGTACCAGCGGGGTTACGTCGAATTGGTCGATTGGCTCGCAAAAAATAATGTAAAATATCATGTCGTGCAGCTTGGCAAACCCGCAGGAGCGCTCTATATTGATGATAAGGCGGCACGAGTCGAGTCGGACACGCCGGGGGGATGGGACCAAGTTTGGGAGGAAGTTGAGCAGTTACACAAGAAAGATAAGTATGGGAATGTTATTAAATGAAAACAGTATATTCAGGAATGTGTTGTGATACCTATTATAGAACGCCCGCATGGCAAAGCCTATGGACACCTATGAGAGAGTCTAGTGAAAGTATATGGAATCAAAGTCTCCAGCACTATTTCAATATAATGCCCATAATTGGCATGTTAATAGAAACTGCTAGAATATGAATATAACCACACTTAAACGAGACTGCTGCAATCTCCTTACAAGCCAACAGTGGACATTATTCTGGTGGGCAGTAAGAGATTCAAGTGAAAAAACCTGGTCTGAATCATCCTTATATTTTGGAATTTTCCAC